AATGATTTTCTTAAGCATTATATGAAACATAATTCTAAAATTGTTATTCTTTCAAAATGGAGTACAAGAAAAATTGCACTCAAAATTGAAAAAATGGCTATTTGGATTTGCCAAATGAATGGTTTTAGACTTACCAACATAAAGGAAGTCCTTTCGTCTAAACAATTATATGAGCTTCGGCATATTCCAGAAAATAAAGAAAACGAAACAGAAACACAGTATGAATATAGGCAGTTGGCTAGGGAATTTAGTGAAGAAGTAAAGGCTCTTGATAAAATCGAACGATGGCTTTATGAAGATGGAGCCAGCAAAACACCCGGATTTGTAAATATAAAAGAAAACGTCATTTGGGCTATGGAATGCTGGACGATTGATGGCGTTACAAAAACTCGTTCTCAATGGTGCAAAGAGAATAATGTAAGCCTTGCTGGGGTAGGCAAAAGACTTGAACTTGGATGCACCCCTAAAGAAGCACTTACATTCCCAACAGCGCCAGATAACAGAAAACGCCACACAAAAGAATGGTGGGCGGAAAATGGCTATTTCCCCGGAACAGATAAAACATCTTACATTACGCCGTTAAATGAATGGCCTAAAGGATATAAGAAATGCAAGATTGCTAGAAGCAATTTCCCGCCAGACATGGTATCGGATTGCTGAACAGAACAGGCGAAAGGAGTAAAACATGAAAGCTATTTTACAAGGTCTCGAAAACAAGAAATGGGATTTTAGCAAGCATGAAGAAGCCGCAATTTCTTGGCTGCTGCAACATGGATTTGAAGTCAAATTAGAGAAACAGCATATATCAAAGGATTTTTATAGCGTTTCAAAAGACGGTGTTTCGGACGAATTTATTTTTCCAAACAACCAAAAGAAAATGAATGTCCTGTCGTTTATGGAGCAATACAGCAAAAACTTTGAACTCAAAAAAGAACTTGTCAAAATGAGATCCGATGCTGCAGGGGCTGGTCTGATCTGACATCATTGAACATTCATTGCTTGTGCAGTTGTAGGCACTCTTTACATTTTTAGGTAGGGGGTGCCTATTTTTTTTATGCAATCAAAACAGTGTATTGCCATTATTGACAGCATCAAAGCGTATGCAAAGCGGAATCCGACCGAAGCACAGGTCTACGAGGACTGGTTTCAGGCGGTGGTGAACCTGAGAGACGCCCTGCCGCAGGACAAGCGGTTCGATGCCTACAAATACTCTAGTGAGCTGCGCTCTGTCTGTGCAGCCATGATGAGCAAGATGAAAACAGGCGAGGACGTGGCGAAGGTCTATGACATTATCAGCCGGACGTATCTGTTTGAAGCAAAGGATATGTTCGACAGCTATTGCATCTACCTTGAATGGAACCGTGCGCCGGAGAAGAAGTTCTATCAGCCGAGACGCAGGGTTCTGAAAGTGCTGGCAGATGACCTAGAGGACTTGTTTTATAAGCGGATTGACTTCTTGGGGGTCAGCTTACCCGCTCGCGTAGGCAAGTCCACGTTGTGCATCTTCTTCATCACATGGCTGATGGGCAACCGCCCTGACGTTGCATCGGTTATGAGCGGACATTCCGACAAGCTGACTAACGGCTTCTACGGCGAAGTGCTGTCCATCATCACTGACCCTGTTACATACAACTGGGGCAAAATCTTTCCTGACGTTCAGCTTGTAGACAAGAGCGCAAAGGACGAAAGCGTTGACCTGAACCGAAAGAAGCGTTTCCCCACCCTGACCTGTCGCTCTATTGGTGGTACGCTGACTGGTGCTGTTGAAATTGGTGAGGGCGGCGTTCTGTACAGCGATGACTTGATCGAGGACTTGGAGGAAAGCCTGAACGTTGAACGTCTGAACAACAAGTACGATGCCTATCTGAACCAGTTGAAAGACCGTAAGAAGCAAGGCGCATTGGAACTGATGGTCGGTACACGCTGGAACGTGCTTGACCCTCTGGGACGCATCCAGAATCAGTACGCAGACAATCCAAAGTATCGATTCCGGGTGATTCCTGCAGTGGATGAGAACGGACACAGCAACTTCAATTATGACTATGGCGTTGGATTTGACGATGCCTACTATGCCGATATGAAAGCCAGCATTGACGATGCAACATGGTGGGCAAAATATATGGGCAAGCCCTATGTGCGTGAAGGTCTGCTGTTCCCTGCCGATGAACTGCGGTATTTCAATGGCGTTCTGCCTGATGGAGAGCCTGATCGCAAGCTGATGGTCATGGATATTGCATGGGGCGGCGGTGACTTCACAGCCTGTCCTATCGCTTATGTGTACGGTGATGCTGTGTTCATTCCTGACCTTGTGTTCAATAACGGCGATAAGACCGTGACCAGACCAGAGGTTGTCGGCAAAATCATCCAGCACAAAATCAACGTAGTGCGCGGCGAAGCCAACAACGGCGGTGACGAATATTGCGACGTGGTAGACAGCCAGCTCCGGCAGCAGGGCTATCACTGCTCTGTCCGCAGCCAGCGTGCGCCAAGCGGCCAAAGCAAGCTGTCAAGAATCATCCAGTATGCGCCGGACATTAAGCGGTTCTATTTCCTTGACGAAAAGCACCAGTCGAAAGAGTACAAGGCATTTATGGAACAGGTCACGATGTTCACACAGCTTGGCAAAGTTCCGCACGATGATGCGCCGGATAGTCTGGCGCAGCTTGCCGATGAATTGTATAACGGAATCAGTAAAATTGAGCCTGTCAAGAGGCCTTTTTGATTAAAAACACAATATATTGTGTTCGCTGGGTCTATTTATTTGATTTCACCACTTGACAAGGCTTATAATGTACGCAGGAAGTTTTGTAGCTTCCCTTAAGGAATAGCTTGCACGCGGGGTTTTGTCATTTTACTCGCGTGCGTGTCAACAAGCATATTCCTCCTTTCACCGGTGGAGGTTTTCTAACTCTTTCGCCTTCACCGGACTTTATATGTTGCGTTTCCGATTGATTGGGGAATGCCAGTCTGTCTCCCCCACGGCTGGCAAGCAACGGTTCGATTCCGTTACGCAGCACAACGATTCCTCAAGGATTGCATGGAAAAATTCTCCTTATGACAACCTCCCCCGTTATTCCCGGCTCTCGATGAAATGAGTTTTAGGCTATTTCTCATTTCAAAGAGCAACGGTAAATCAAGCCGGGTACATGACACAGAGTGGAGCAGTCTGGTAGCTCGTCGGGTTCATAGCCCGAAGGTCGGTGGTTCAAATCCATCCTCTGTATCCATCAGCGATTTGCCCTGGATGGAGCAGATCGTGGCTCTCGACACCCGACAAGTCAGAGCCTAGCATGACTGGTAGTGCGAACAGTTTCCCAGTAGCTTCTGACAGGTCTGTGCTCAACAGCCTGTTTCCAGAAATTCAACGAAAGGAGCGCTCATGCTAGTTAGAATCTGTTGCCCTTGTATCCGGCAGAACCCAATCTATAAGAACGTCCGCTGCAATCGCTATCTTGGCGAAGTGGACGGACGATACCATTTCAAGTGTGACAGGTGCAAGGGCGTTATCGAAGGAGACACAAGAGAAGGATGGGTGAAAATCATCCATCCACCGGAAAAGTGAATAGCTTTTGAAGCGCAGTTTTGGCGCAGTGAGATAGACCTTAACAGGTTTGTCTTGCTGCGCTTTTTATTTTGCCGGAAAGGAGGAACGCATGGCTGAGTATCAGATGGTTGTTGGCGGCTTTTTGAATGAACCGCTGACTGGGCGTAGACCGATTGAAACGCCGGAGACGGAAATCAACCAAGCGAACGTGCTGAAAGTGGTCATGGGCAAAGCAGAGCCTATTCATCTGCTGAACAAGAACGAGATTCGCTTTCTGCACAACTACTACTTGGGCAGTCAGCCTGTCCTCCATCGCACAAAGGAATACCACGCTGAAATCACCAACCGCATTGTAGAGAACCATGCCAACGAATGCGTAGGCTTCTACACAGGCTACATGAGCGGCACTCCTTGCTCTTATGTGCGGTCTGAAACGGCAACAGGTGACGGCGAGGAAATTGCCCGCCTGTCCAACGCTTTGCAGTATGAGGGCAAGGATGCACTTGATCGGCGGCTCTGGCAGTGGATGTTGGAGTGCGGGCAGGGATACCGCATTGTTCTTCCTGACAAGGGGTACAACGGCAACTACCCGGACGAAACGCCCCTGCTGGTGGATGTTCCCGACCCGGATATGGCGTATGTGATTTACAACTCCGGCATCGGTCACAAGCCCATTGCCAACGTGTTGCACATCCCACGCAATTATCAGAATGACCTGAACGACCTGATTTGCGTGTATACGCCAAACCAGTACTTTGAAATCGACAACGGCAAGGTCACGAAATCGGAAAACCATTCTCTTGGAATGTTGCCGATGGTCGAATACAAGCTGAACCCGGAACGGATGGGTCTGTTTGAACCGGCCATTCCTGTGCTGGATGCCATCAACGACCTTGAAAGCAACCGTTTGGACGGCGTGGCACAGTTCATTCAGTCCATCATGGTGTTTACCAACTGCCTTGTTGACGAGGATGCGTTGAACAAGGTGAAGGAATTGGGCGCAATGTGCTTGAAATCCACTTCTGGTCTGCCCGCTTCTGTTTCTCAGATTGCAAACGAGCTTGACCAGCAGCAGAGCCAGACATTGCTTGATTCCATGTTGAACGTGTACCGCAGCCTGACTGCCATGCCCAGTGCTACTGGTAGCGAGAATGCAACATCTGACAACGTGGGCGCAGTTATCGTTCGCAACGGCTGGAATCACACCGAAGCAAGGGCGCAGCAGTACGAGAATATGTTCAAGTACGCTGAACGCCAAAGCCTGTCTGTGATGCTGAAAATCCTACGTGACACGGCTGGTTCTAAACTGATGGCAAGTGACATCAACATCAAACTGCCACGCCGTCAGTACGATAACCAGCAGAGCAAGGTTCAGATTTTCGCACAAATGATTCAGCAGCCGATTGACCCGCAGTTGGCGTTCACTACGCCCGGTCTGTTCCCTGACCCGCAGGCCGCTTACGAAATGAGCAAGCCTTTCCTGATTGCCGCTGGCAAGCTGGGCGAGGACGGCAAAGCTCCGAAACCGCAGGAGCAACAGCCTGAACAAGTTGTTGAAGCCAACAAAACATCGGACGAACAGTCTGACAGCATCAATAAAGAAACAGAGGGCGAATAGCCCTTTGCATATTCCGGCAGGGAAGCCGGGATACAAATTTCGCAGCGTTGCAGGGAAGCAACGGTAAAAAAACGCAGGAGGAAATTAACAATATGAACTACAAAGCGTTACTTGGTGATGCCTACAAAGAGGGCATGACCGCCGATGAAATCATTTCTGCGCTTGAAAAGGTTGCAGACCCTAACGCAGAGGTTGAGAAGCTGCGCAACGCCGTGACGAAAGCCAATGGCGAAGCTGCCGAGTACAAGAAGCAGCTCAAGGCAAAGCGTACCGATGACGAGAACGCCGCACAGGAGCAGGCTGACAAGCTGGCAGAGATGCAGAAGCAGATTGAAGCCCTGACTGCCGATAAAGAGAATCTTGTCAAGGAAAAGACCCTTGCATCTTACCGTGAGAAGTTCGTTGCACAGGGTTATGACGCTGAACTTGCCAACAAGGCTGCGTCTGCACTGGCTGACGGTGACATGGACAAGGTGTTTAAGTTCCAGTCGGAGTTTATGACCGCCCACGACACCGCATACAAGGCTTCTCTGCTGAAGGATATGCCCACACCTCCGGGTGCGGATGGCAATGGTGACGGCGCAGATAGCGCAGGCGTTTCCTTTGCTAAACGCTTTGCGAAGGAGCGCGCAGACGCAAACAAGGCATCGAGTGACGCAATGACTGCTTTCCATTAAGGAGGAAAACATGAAGTACACCAATACTCCGGTATCGGCTCCTGAAAGCACTATTCTGGCTGCTGATACCTACGTTGCCATTCCCTTTACCGTCAAGGAGACCAATGCTGTTCCGGCTGGCTATCCTATGGCAAAGACTGGCCTGAAAGCTGCTGCCACCACTGGCACCAGCGCTACCGATGCGGCTACCGATGCCATTGGCATTCTGCTGCACACCGTTGACCCTGCCGTCAACCCCAATGGCGCACTGCTGATTCAGGGCGTTATTGATGTGGACAAGGCAAAGCTGTCTGGCTTTACCTATTCTGCAAACGATATTGCCGCTCTGAAAAAGGCTGTTCCTGCCGTTTTCTGCCGTACCGATGTTGGCGCAAAGAGCGAGTAAGGAGGACTAAATTATGGCACTGAATCTGAATGAAATCTTCTCCCCTGCTGCGATTGCCGCCTACTGGACGAATGACCCGACCAATGCGCAGCCCTATGCTTCTGATGCTCTGTTCCCTGCCCGTAAGAAGGTCAGCATGGAACTGAAGTGGCTGCGTGGTCACAAGGGCGTTGGCGTTTCGCTGAAGCCTAGCGTGTTCGACACTAAGGCTACGTTCCGTACCCGTAAAGGCATTCAGGTGACGGAGACCAATATGCCCTTCTTCCGTGAGGGCGTGCATATCGATGAGAGCGACCGCCGTAAAATTATTTCTGTTCTGGCTACCAATCAGGAGTTTGCGGCAGATGTTATCAATCGTGTCTACGACGATACTGCACAGCTTATCACTGGTGCTCGCATCGTTCCTGAGCGCATGGTATGGCAGCTTCTGGCTCCCAAGACTGGCAAGCCCGGTATTTCTATCGAATCTAACGGCGTGAGCTACGTCTATGATTATGACCCGGATGGCACTTGGCAGCAGTCCAATTACAAGGCTCTGACTACCAAGGAGAAGTGGGATGCTCCTACCACTGCAACCCCCATCGCCACGATGACTACTGCCGCAAACACTGTTCTTGCGAACACTGGCGAAGTCATTACCGAAGCCTACATGAATACAAACACCTTCCACAAGATGATTGCTGCGGAAGAGGTCAAAAACCGTTTCCTGACGGTTATGAAAACCACCACCGCCGTTCTTATCGATTCTGAGGCACGTTCTGTTGTCGAAAGCGCATCCGGCATCCGCATCCATCTGTACGACAAGATGTTCAAGCCGGAAGAAACCGCAGCTGCGGAGAAGTATCTGCCTGATGGCTATGTTGTGCTGGCTCCTTCTGGTTCTCTGGGCAATATGTACTACGTTGCGACCCCGGAAGAGGTTGACCTGATGGCTGGCATTTCCAACGCACAGGTCTCCGTTGTGAACACCGGCGTTGCCATTACTACGAAGCAGGAAGCCCATCCTGTCCGCACTGACATTATTGCTTCCGAAATCGTCCTGCCGTCCTTTGAACGCATGGACGCTGTGTACTGCATCAAGGCTTACTAAGGCGAAAGGAGGAAAGCAGCATGGGAGACCAGTATTCCGAAGCGGCAGTCAAGCTAGGACAGTACATTGCTCCTGCACTTGACCGTGAAATCACGGACGAGGACTACCCACTCTTCGACCTGCTACTTGATTTCGCCAAAGACAAGATATTTGCGCAGGGCTACCCTTTCGGCAACAGGCCGGACGAGTTGCCATCGCAGTATCAGTCGTTGCAGATACGCATTGCAGCAGAACTGTATAACCACATTGGCGCAAACGGACAGACGAGCTATACCAACAATGGCATTACTCGTGTGTGGGAAAGTTCCGATGTGGCGCAGTCCCTGCTAAATGAAGTGGTTCCGAGAGTAGGTGTTATCGGCTGATGTTCAATGGAAGCCCGCTGGATAAACGCCCGCTGTGGTATTCAAACCCGGTCGGCGAGAAAACGCCTGTTGTTGACGAGTGGGAAAACGAGACTGGTGAAACATCGCAGAAATGGAGTACCCCCGCAAAGCTGATGCTGAATGTCAGCCCTCCTACTGGTTCTGCGGAAGCAAGCCCTTTTGGAGCATTCACGGATTACAGCTACGTTGTCAGTTCGTCCAGCAAAAAGCGCAACACACCGCTTTATGAAGGCACACACGTCTGGTTCCAGACGGACGTTTCAAAGCCTTTCAATTACATTGTGGTCAAGGTCGCAGAGCATATCACGGATACGCTGTATGCGCTGAAAGAGGTGGCTGCAAGTGAAAATTAAAGTGAGGTTGAACGATGCCGGACTTCGTGATGCGGAACGTCAGATACAGGAGTACAAGGCCACCCTGAACAAAAAGGCTAAAGCACTTGCTTTTCGTCTTTCTTGGTTGGGGCTTGAAGTCGCAAAGGTGCGTTTCGCTAATGCGGAATACGCTGGCTCCAATGACGTGAAATGCCACATCAACCAAAAAGACAAGACTTGCACCATCATTGCAGAGGGCAAGGCAGTTGCTTTTATCGAGTTCGGCACTGGCGTAGCGCATTCTGCTTATGGCGGCGAGCTTCCTACTGGTGTTGGAGAACACGGCACTTACGGAAAAGGGAACGGCAAGCGTGACCACTGGAGTTACTACGGAGACCCCGGCAATGATGCCAACACCGTGATGTACAAAAACAAGGGAACGCTAGTCGTAACCAGCGGTAATGAGCCAGCTATGGCTATGTGGGGAGCTGTTGAAAAAATGGCTTCTCAAGTCGAAGCAACGTGGAGGGAGGTTTGGAATAGTTGATTGATTATTTCAATTCTGTCTTCACGGCTGTTGCTAAGGAACTGCGAAAGCAAGTGCCTGGCATCTTCGTTACTGGCGAAATTAATGACAGCAACGTCAAGAAGTTTCCGTGTGTGCAGATAGAGGAAAACAGCAATCTTCCGGTTCATCGTGATTCTGCCAGCCGAAGCAAGTACGCCGCTGTTTCCATTCGCGTGCGTGTATATTCCAACAAAACCAGCGGACGCATTGCAGAAGCACGTTCCATCGTTGGAATCGTGGATTCTATTCTTGAACCGTTTAATTTTTATCGCAAGTCGTTTGCCCCGTTGAATGGGCTGTACAACAATTCCGTCTATCGGATTGATTGCAGCTACGGGGCAACAATCGGAGAGGACGGAATGATTTACCGAAACTAAGGAGGTAAACATTCTATGGCGACTGGCATTTCCAGTTACGGAATCACTCTTTATGAAGGAACTTCCGGCGCTATGACCAAGCTGTGCGACATCAAGGATTTTCCTGACCTGATTTCCGACCCGAATCTTTTGGACGTCACTACCCTTTCTGACCCCATGCAGAAGCAGATTTTTGGCATCAACCAGTCTGATCTTAAGCCCTTTACCGCATTCTACAACAAAACGGATTACGCCGCCGTTGCCGAGCGTGGCTACAAGGATTCGGACGGCGAACTCAATGCAACGCATCATTATGCTCTGAAGTTCTCTGATGGCTCTGGGTTTACTTGGGATGGTATGCACCAGTGCGGTATGTCCGGTGCAGGCGTTGATGAACCGTTGGAGTTCCCCATCAACATTATTTTCCTGAGCAAACCCAAATGGGCTGAAACGGTTTCCCTTAACGTTTCCTAATACATCTTAATCAAATCAATCAAACCGGGCAGAACTGAACAACGGATTTGGTTCTGCCCCTATTTATAAAGGAGAGCATTTATTATGGCTGCTAAGGTTATCGACTTTCATTCCCCCGATGGCAAGAACACTTACGAACTGACTTTTACCCGTGACAGCGTAGAAGCCGCCGAGCGTGCAGGCTTTCAGATTGGTCAGTACACCCAGATGACCAACTTGCTGTCCAACTCCCGCGCTCTGTTCTACGGCGCTTTCATCGCACGGAACAAGGGCATCAAGCGCAAGGTCGTGGACGAGATGTTCCAGCACATCGAGGATAAGGAAGACCTGATGGGCGTTCTGCTTGAAATGTTTATGGACGCTTCCAAGTCTCTGCTGGCAACTGACACTGAGGACAAGACCGTAAAAAACGCAATGTGGGAGATTGTGTAACTGCACAATCTCAGGAAGCAGACGGAGAGGGAGAGCCGTTCTCCTTCTCCAAGCTCTTCCACGATGTAGAAGCCTATTACATCTCCATCGGCATGACCTATGACCAGTTCTGGTACGGCGATGTCTGGCTGGCAAAGGTCTACCGTGACGCAGAGGAGCTGCGGGAACGCAGAGCTAATGCAGAAGCGTGGAGAAATGGCTTTTACATGGCATCCGCGCTTTCCTCTACGGTTGGCAATATGTTCCGTAAGAAAGGGTCTAGCCCCATCAAGTACATGGATAGACCGATTCCCCTTACCCAAAAGGAGAAAGACGAGTATGAATACCAACGCGCAGTTGAGGCGCAGGAGCGAATCAAGAGAATGATGTTCTCTATGATGGAAAGTGATGGTGGTAGTGATGGCTGATGTTGATATTACAAGCTTATCCGTAGAGATTTCTGCGGAATCGCAGGGCGCAGAGCTTAATATCGACAAGCTCGCTACCGCCATTTCTAATTTGCGGACAAAGGGCAACGTCACAAAGGTTGTGAACAGCCTTGACAAGCTGGCTGGCTCCATTGCAACGCTGAAACAGGCATCCGCTGGAATGTCCGGGCTGGATAAAATTACCAGCTTTTTGAATGGGATTTCCAACGTCAATACGACTACAAGCACAAAGAGCATCAACACGGTCGTGAACGCAATCAAGAAGATTCCCACGGCTGTGTCTGGCTTGAACGGTGTGGACTTTTATTCCATGTCTGGAAGCATTACTCAGCTCACTAATGCTTTGGCTCCGCTGTCCATTCTGGACGCATCGAATCTTAAAGCTCTTGGTAGCGCTTTCAACGCGATCGGGAAGGTTCCCGACCTGACCGACAAGCTGAAAGCGACTGACCTTGATTCTTTTGCAAGCTCTTGCCAGAAGATTTCCGCCGCCCTTACTCCTCTTGCATCTCAGCTTGACAAGGTGGGCAACGCTTTTGCAAAGCTCCCTCCGCAGTTGAGCAAGGTGGTTACACAGGCGAACCGTGTGACCGCTGCCAATGAAAAGCAGCGTAAGAGCTATCTCAGCCTGTCCAATCAGATGAACGGCTTTATGCGAAACATGGCAAAGCTGGTTTCGTTGAAAGCTATCGCTGAGTATCTTGGCAACGCTGTTGCGAAGTTCAACGACTTCTATGAAGCAACAGACCTGTTCCATAATGCTATGGGCAATTTGAGCGGTGAAGCCGATACGCTCATTAGCAAGATGCAAGGTTTGCTTGGCGTTGACCCGACCAAAGCGATGGCCTACATGGCTACCATCCAGAGCTTGGGTGCTTCGTTTGGTCTGACCAGCGACAAAGCATACATTCTGTCTAAGAATCTGACTCAGCTTGCCTATGATGAAGGTTCCTATTGGAACAAGGACGTTGCAGAAACCTTTACCGCAATGTCCTCCGCAATCTCTGGTGAGATTGAACCTATTCGCCGTTTGGGCGTTGACCTGTCTCAGGCACGGTTACAGCAGGAGCTTCTTGCTTTGGGCTTTAACAAACAGGTTTCTAGTCTGTCTCAGGCAGATAAGGCGGTTCTGCGTTACATTGCCATTATGAAGCAGACTGCCAACGTGCAGGGCAACCTTGCACAGACCATCCAGAGCCCTGCGAACCAGATTAAAATTCTGAAAGCGCAGTTGGATATGCTGGCAAAGTCTGTTGGTTCTCTGCTCTACCCTGCCCTGAAATCCATTTTGCCCCCGTTGATTGCTGCTGTTCAGCTCATTCGAGAGTTTGTTGAGTGGGTGGCAAAGCTGATGGGTGTGAAGGTCGTGTTTACTGATTTCACTAAGAGCGCTGACAGTGTTGGCGGCATTGGTGACGCAATGGATGACACGGCAGATTCAACAAAGAAAGCCGCCAAAGCTCTCAAAGATTACACGATGGGCTTTGATGAACTGAACATCATCGACCCTACGCAGGGAAGCTCTGGCTCTGGCAGCGGCGCATCTACTGGCAACATCTTGGGCGATGTAGACCTGTCCGGCTACGATATGTTCAAGAACTATGTTGGCACATCTATTGATGAGATTAAGCAGAAAATCAAAAGTATGCTTCCTCTTATATCGACTGTAGCAACCGCCCTTGCCGCTTGGAAGCTCACAAATCTTATTACGGATATTGTGGATGCTATCTCCAAAATGAACGCATTGAAATCCATTGTTTTGGGTCTTGGCGTTTTTACGGTGGGCGTCGTTCTTGAGATTACAGGCATTAAAGACGCGATTGAAAATGGCGTAAATGGAAAGAATTTCGCTGAAATTGTTCTTGGCGCTTTGATTGGAACTACAGGCGCAGCCATTCTCGGTAAAGGAATTGCTCAGTTTATCGTGACCGGCTTTGGCAATACTGCTGTTGGAGCGTCCATTAAAGCGGCTGGAGGCTCTACCGCTGGCGCAATCATTGGCGCAGCCGTTGGCGGAATCGTCACTGGCATTCCAATGTTTGTAACGGGCGTTTACGATGCTGTCGAAAATGGCTTAAACACGTTAAACGGAATTTTGATTCCGCTTGGCTCGACAATGACTGGCGCGGGCATTGGTGCAATTATCGGCTCTCTTGGAGGCCCGATTGGTACAGGCATCGGTGCGCTGATTGGTTTGATTGTCGGTGGCCTGACCGATGTCGGAATTGCGATTTATCAAAACTGGGACAAGATCACAGAATCTCTCGACAAGGCAAGCGAGAGCTTAAAAAACTGGTTCGTCGGCGTTGGTGAGTGGTGGAATGAAAAGTGGCAAGGGTTCAGCACTAATTTTCAGACTGCATGGGAAAGCTTGCCCGGGTTTGTTCAGCATCCAATTCAGGCGCTTGGCCAAGCGAGCGCAGGCTTGAAGCAATGGTTTGTCGGCGTTGGCGAGTGGTGGAGTCAGAAGTGGGCCGGGTTCAAAGAAAACTGGGACAAGGCTTGGAACAGTTTGGTTGATACTGTTAAGAACATTCCCAAGAAAATGCTTGAGTATGGCAAAAATATTGTGGACGGTCTTATTAAAGGTATCAATCAAGGCATTGAAACCGCTAAGAAAACCGTTGGCGGTCTAGCAAAAGCTATTCTCGACAAGTTCACTGGCGATTTGGACATCAACTCTCCTTCTAAGGTGTTCTTTGATTATGGCGGTTATATTGTTCAAGGCCTTGCAAACGGCATCACTGGTTCTCTTGGTTATGTCAACGATGCCGTGAATAAACTCGTAGACGCCACCAAGGCCAAGGGAGAAGAGATGGCGAACTATGGCATTGACTGTGGCACAAGCTACGTCAACGGCATCATTTCCGGGCTAGACTCTAAGTGGGCCGAACTCGATAACAACCTCAAAACCAACTTCTTCGGTACGGTACAAACTTTCATTCAGGCTGCGCAGAGTGGCGATTGGAAAACGGTCGGCACTACCATTGCCGCTGGCATTTGGGGTGCTATGGGCGATGAGCAGCGTAAACGTGTCAAGTCCGTTGCAAGCGATTTGCTTGGCAGGCTGAGCAAAGAACTGAAAAGCCAAGCTTCTTCTCTGCTGAATACAGCCGCTACCATTGGCAAAAATCTGGTAAGCGCACTGATTCAGAATTTTGGCGCTGCCACAGAAAATACGGCAAAGATGGTCGAGAACATTACCAGCGTGTTCACTAAATCGAAGACTCCGCTCTCGACCGCAGCGCTTGCAATCAGTAAAGGCTTGTCTGGTGGCTTATTGAGCCAGTTCCCGAAGATGCTTGCTGGTGTAGCTGGTTTGATTACTACGATTGGTGGCGCTTTTACCGCCATGCTGGAAGCAATCGGTGGCACGTTGTCTGTGCTTGGCATTCCTACTGGCTTTGCGATGGTTGCCGGTGGCGTGGCGATTGCCGCTGCCATTGCAGGCATTATTGGCAGTATCAGCCGTTCTAACTATAGCGACAGCTCTCAGTATGCTGGCACATCTAGTTATGACTCTACCTATGGGTCTGGTTCGTATAGTGGCACCTATTCTGCCGCAAGTGGAAACTCCGAAGAGATGAGAGATGCTGTGTACAACGGCTGCTACAATGCATTCCTCGATATATGGCAGCGCTACGGAGAGGAAATTTCTGATGGCAGGGACGTGAAAGTTTACCTTGATGGCAAGCAGCTCACTGCTTCTGTTGAAAAAACGCAGAAAGAACGCGGCATGTCCATTATGGGTACTGAAGTTTACTCTTACTAAGAAAGGATGGTTCAGATGGCCAATATTCCTGCATTGGTTACGGTGAATGGCGTAGAGCTGCCGGAACCATCCTCTTATGAGGGAACGACTAGCACGATCGTGGACTCTGGGCGAAATGTTCAGGGTAAAGTTGTTGGCGCTGTTGTGCGGCATGATGTAGCAAAAGTCTCCATGTCATGGAATTACCTCACTGCGCGGCAGTGGGCCGACATCCTGAGCCTTTTCACCACGAATTTTTACTGCACTGTTAAATTCTATAACCAAACCACAGCCGGTTATACCACCCGTCAGATGTATGTCTCCGACCGCACCGGCGGTATGTGGCGCAGAGGGCCGAAAACCGGTGGCGTGATGGGATGGACAGGGTGCAAACTTTCTCTTGTGGAGGTATGACACATGGTTGAAGTCTCCGATAAGTGGAAAGAAAAATTTAACGAAACCCTTGTCCCGGAATCTTTTGTAGAGATTACCTGCGGAATCACTGAGCCTGGCATCAATAAAAAAGCTACCATCGTCACGTCATCGGCAGCCCCGTTCTCCACCTTTCACAATATTGTACTTTCCGATAACGCTTCCATTTCGAGGTATTCCACAGGAGAGCCCAATCTCACTGTTCTTGATGGAAGCTGTGACATCGTCCCTTCTTCTCCTCCGTATGGAACTACTGGTTTTTTGAGTGCCGAGATTTTTGACGATTCAAACCATCCTGTTATCCGGCTTGAACTTCCAAGTGAAAACAAGTCCTCCGTTCCTGGCGTTTCGATTTGCTGGTCTACAGTATTCGGGGAGTACGCTACGGATTTTTCGGTCAGCGCATACCTTGGAACTAGCAAACTAAAAACTGTGACTATGAACGGAAACAAATCCGTCCGTTCTGATGTTGAGGCTGAACTTTCCGGGTTTGATGCCGTAGAGATTGAAATTCTAAAGTGGTGTCTCCCCGACCGAAGAGTAAGGGTCGAGCAAGTAAAAATCGGAAGGTATCTGGTGTTTGACAAGACCAAAATCTTGTCCTACAGCCATTCTTCTGCAAGAGACCCTATTTCCGGGCAGCTTTCTCAGGAGTCGATTTTCTTTAGTTTGGATAACAGCGACCGCACATGGGACTCTGTGAACCCTCAAGGGATTTATAAGTACATCTATGAACGTCAGCCTGTTACTGTTCGTTATGGAATGGATGTTGACGGGAAGACCGAATGGGTGAGCGGAGGAATGTTCTTCCTGTCGGAGTGGAGCGTCCCCGCCAACAGCATTGAGGCGTCTTTTCAGGCGCGAGACGCTTTCCTGTATCTATCCAGCACGAAGTACACCGGAAGAAAATACGGCACGCTCTATGAGATGTGCTACGATGCTTTGGAGCTGTTGGAAGCGGATGAAATTACCTTTGATATTTCGGATGAACTGAAAAATTACTCCACCGACATTACGAGCGATGAGTCTACTTATCACAATTCTGATATTTTGCAACTTGCCGCCAATGCGGCTGGAATGGCTCTGTACCAGACCCGTGATGGCGTGATAAAAATCAACCGAGTCTACGGCTCCGATGCCTCCAACCCCGTGTTGGACATTCCAGTACTGAACAATTATTCTTGGCCGGAAATCACCTTTGCCCAGAATATGCTTAACGTAGTGACTACCGTAGGAAATGCCACCTACGCTTATCCTGAAAATCCTTCGGGTAAAGGCGTGAGCCAGACTCTGAGCAATGTTATGCTCACAAAGGACATCCTTGCAAAATCCAGGAATGCCCTTACGGAGTCTTATGGAGTCCTTTCCAACCGCCGCAAGGCTTCTCTCACATATCGGGCAAGCCCTACTATTGACGCCCTTGATATGGTAAAGATTCACCATCAGTTCAATTACGATGCTGTCTTGCTGGCGACCAATGTAAAGTACACTTTCAATGGGTGTTTCAAAGGTACTGTAGAGGGGTACATGATGGCAGATGCTCAGGCTATGTCTCTTGACCATACCAGCGAACAGCTCGATTGGGGCGAGTCCGTTATTTTGTCTGCCACCCTCTCCCCTGCCTCTATTGACTCTCCTAAAATCAACTGGGCCGCTTCTCCCGAAGGAATCGTTTCCCTTCACGTTCTGACAAATGCAGAAGGAAAATCCACCTGTCAAGTCAAGTGGAATTCTCCGGGCAAGGCTGTTGTCACAGCCTCTGCGGGCAATGTCTCCGCAAAATGCTCTTTCATTACAACATCGTACAACTTGTTTGATGTTGCAGAGGGCGACACCGTTCTTATGGACGAGGGCGGCAATGTGGCTGAGTTTATCGTTGCGAAGCACGACTACGAAAGCGAGCTGAATGGAGCCGGGCAAACTCTTCTGGTTCGAAAACACTACGCAGCTATCATGGCTTGGAACTCTACATGGTCTACTTACGCCAGCAGCAGCGTAAACAGCTGGCTCAACGGAGAGTACTTCAACGCGTTCAGCTCCGCCCAGAAGCAAGCTATTGATAAGACGACTATCTATTATACTCCCGGTTTTTCTGACTCTTATTGCAATTCTGGCAGTAGCAAAGTGACTACGATAGCAAAAAGCGTTTTCCTGCTTTCTTCCCACGAGTTTGGGTATGACACGGAAGGCTCTGATACTCCGAATTGGACAACTAGCAGCCCGAGCTATAAGCACAACGAGGGGACTCCTCTGCAAAATGCATCTGGAATCCTGAAAACGATGCTTGCCTCTGACATGGAGGGCTCCAGCAGAGGGCGTTCCATTTGGACGAGAACTCCTTGCCTGTACTCGCTTCAGATGCTTCGTGATATTGCTGGCACAAGTTCAAGCGCCAACAAGTACTGGCGACCTCTGTTGGTCAGCAAACTTGTAAATGCATACGCCGTGTATGATTCTACGTTACAAGTGAATACCAACGCAGAGACGATTTCTTATGCTACGAATGACGATTCCCCCCGTAAGTATGACAATGTTGTTCACCCTGCATTTACCGTCCCAAAGTCTCTCGCTATTGACGCTGACGGCAAACTGATTTTTTAAGAGGTGAAATATGGCAATGTGGATTACAGACCGAACGCAAGCTGATGTTGACCGGGTAAAAGAACTGACCGCAAAGGCAAGAACCGGCACATGGACAGAAGAGGAGCAGCAAGAATGGTCCGCCGGTATGAAAGGCGCGCTCAGTTATACCGATTATAACCGTATTGAGAACGGCATAAAAGAACTTGCTGGAATCGTTGGCGCATCTTATTCTGCAAGGATTGTACAGCAAAACATTCAAGTCGTTACCGCGAAAAATGAAAGCGGCGACATTCCTGCGTGGGACACTTATCCAGCTAAGTCCGAGTTCTTCATGCCGCTGACAGTGAAAAAAGACGGGCTTGCACTCAATACACTCAAATTTCGCGTCAAGGGTTATGTGCCGGGCACGATGCGCACCGTCCTGCGCAAGTACGGCTCCACGACCGCCCTAGTGGATAAGTTCATCGACATTATCCGCGGCTACAACGATGTGGTTCTTGACATGGATAACATCGCGCTGGAAAAGGGCGTCGAATACCAGCTCTATTTCGCCGCCTCCAACAACTTCTACCCGCCATCTGTCGAGCCCTCATGGGTCGTCGCAAATGACTACGTCAACATTACAAATGGAAGCGCTTATTACGGCGACGACAGCAAGCTTATTTTTTCAGGAACAATCGGTTTAACTGTGCCTGTGGAAGCTGGTTGGACAATCAATGATTATCTGACCATTGCGGATGCCACTCGGTGGATTGATAACGTGAAAGCCATTCGTTCCAAATGCAGTGGCAATAGTTCTACCCCGGAAACTCCCGAGGCGCTGAGTTATCATTTTGCGATTATCAATCAAATAGAAAAAGTTTTGTCTGATATTGAAGCAATGGCAAAGGACCACTTGCTTTATTGTTCAGACACAATATGCGGAGGTGAATCCTATTATGCGCTTTGTTGACCGAAAGGCAAAATATCCCGGGCGCTGGACTATGATAAAATCTGATGGCACATCAGAAATCATCACTTTAATTCGTAATGATGAACCTGTTGTCGAGGGCACTCCAATGAACGCCAACACCCTCAACGCTCTGAGTGATGTTGCAGGGGCTGACATTGCAAGGGAAAAGGCAGAAGCCGCCGCAACCGTTGCGTTAACCGCAAAAGACGCTGCTGAATTAGCCGCAACCTCTTCGGAAGAAAGCAAAGACGCTGCGGCGAAGAGCGTCGCGGAGATGGAAGACGCCCTGTGCGAGCATGACGCGGCGACCGATGAGCGGCTGGCGGCTATCGAGGACGCCCTGTGCGAGCTGGACACAGCGCTGCATGCTGAATAAGGAATAAGGAGGTATCACCATGAACATTATCTGGGCGAACAGGCTGGTTGCTGGCACCAAGACGTGGGAAGAGATGCCCGCAAGCCGCCGCGCTGGGGTAAAAGCAGAGTTGGCAAAGCGGGTGACCAAGGGGAAAATTACCGCAGAGCGGTACAAGGAGATCACAGGGAAGGGCTACTACAATGGATAAACTGCTGGAGCTGCTGGAAAAGCTGGTGCGGGCCATCTTTGGCCCGGGGGACGAGCGGGACACCGGAGAACCTGAGCCTACGCCCCAAGCCCCAAAGGCAGAGGCTGTCACCGGCTGGGAGGGCGGCCCGCCCTACCGGTACATCGATGTGAGCCGGTGGCAAGGGATCATCAAACTGGGGGACTGGGTGCAGGTAGAAGCGGCAGGCTATAAAGGCGTGATGCTGCGGGCCATAGGGAACCGCAACGGTGTCCCCTACATCGACCCCACCTTCGAGGATAACTATATCAACGCAAAAGCGGCAGGGCTGGATATTGGCGTCTACTACTACACGAAGGCCACGAGCGAGGCAGAGGCCGACAAGGAGCTTGCCGTGCTGCGGCAGGCGCTGCGGGGCAAAGAGCTGACCATGCCGGTGGCGGTGGACATGGAAAACGCAGTGCTTACCGTACTGAAGCCGAAAGACCTGACCAACCTCGCGGCCTACCACCTCGAGCAGATCGAGAAGATGGGGTTCTTCGCCCAGCTCTACACCTACACGAGCTATGCCAACCGCTTCCTTGAGATGGAGCGTCTGGCCGGGCGGTGGGACATCTGGCTGGCAGACTACACGGGTAAGACGCCCAAGGTGGACTTCCATTATTGTGCCCACCAACACAGCAGTGAGGGCCGTGTGCCGGGCATCAACGGGCCGGTGGACCTCGACGTCACTACCCTCAACTACCCGAAAATCATCAAGGCAAAGGGACTGACCAGGCTCCGGGAGGGTGTATGAGCGAAGCAGTCATCGTAGCCATTATCACCGGCGGTCTGAGTCTGGTCGGCGTGATCGTCTCCAACAACCGCACCGCCCAGAGCATGGACGCCAAGCTGGACAAGCAGCAGGCCGTCACCGAAACCAAGCTGGAAGAGTTGACCCGCGAAGTGCGGGCGCATAACAACTTCGCCCAGCGCATCCCGGTAATGGAAGAACAGATCAAAGTGGCAAACCACCGCATTGCAGACCTCGAAGCAGACCTCGAAAAAGAGAGAGGAGAGTAATATATGGCAACGATCAATAACATTTTGGGCGTCATTCCCGCCCCGGTGGCGGCAGTGCTGATGCTGGGCGGCTTTATCTTTTACGCTTTGGGCTGCATCCGGCTGGGCTATGGTGCCGCCGTGAAGCCTCTGGTGCTCGACCTCATCGAGCGTGCCGAGCAGGAGATTCAGGGGACAAAGCGCGGCGCAGAGCGTAAGGCGTGGGTCGTCAAGATGCTCCGGGCCGCTCTGAGCGCCAGCAAATACGGTAGGTTCATCAGCTGGGCCATAACCGATGAGACCATCGGCGCCGTGATTCAATTTTTCTTCGACCGCGCCCGGGCGGCGCTGGAAAAGGAGTAAAACCTATGATCGAACAGAGCGTATCTCTCGCATCCAATGGCGTCGTCAAAGTGCCGGGTTATGAGCAGATGGCGCGCTTTGGCTACACCAAAAACCGGGGCGTGTACCGGCTGGCCGTTACCGCTTCCGGCGAGTGGGAGGGCCTGACCATCCGGGCGTTTTGGCACACCTCGGGCGGCAAAGACCCGGCATCCTCGCTGGTGGTGGACGGCTATGTGGACGTGCCTGCCAGCGTGACCGCACAGTCCGGCAACGGCTGTATCACCTTTGAGGGCAGCGACGGCACCAAGACCGTGACCAGCGCAGACCTGCGGTATCGTGTCAGCGCCAATAGCGGCACAGAGGACGGCACAGAGCCGGAACCGGGAACGCCTGCATGGCAGCAGTTGGTGGATGCCGTGCACACCGATGCCACCGCCGCAGAGCAAGCCAAGACCGATGCACAGACGGCAGCACAGCAGGCTGGGGCGTCTGCTGGTGAAGCTGCCGCCAGTGCGAAAAATGCAGGCCAGAGCGCTGCTGAGGCCCTTGTTTGGGCTGGCGCTGCCGAAAAGTCAGCTCTGGCAGCGGGCAGCAACTCTCAGAATGCTGCACAGTATGCCGGAGAGGCAACGCGCTTTGCTAAGCAAGCCGCAGATAGTTCATCCGCAGCTGAGAGCAGTGCCAGTGCAGCTGCTGGGAGCCAGCAAGCCGCCGAAAGCAGCGCCAAGAAATCTGATGCCAGCGCCAATACCGCACAGGAAAGCGCCACGCTGGCTACTGGTTCAGCCTCTAAGGCTGCTCAGGCACAGAAAAATGCCGAGACAGCAGCAGACCGGGCAGAAACCGCGCAACAGAAGACGGAAGAGGTCCGTACGGATGCGCTGGACAAAATTAGTGCTGCAAAGACTGATGCTCTGAAAGCGGTAGATGCCAAGCAGGCGGATGCTACCGCCGCAGTGGAAAGAACCCAAAAAAAAGCCCTTGACGCTGTGACTGCCGCTCAAGGCACTGCCGTAAAAGCCGTGTCTGACGCTCAGTCTACAGCCACTCAGGCTGTGCAGATGGCGCAGACTGACGCTGTTAGCGCTGTCGAAAAAGCCGGTTCCGAGGTGCTGGAATCTATCCCCAAAGACTACCAGACTACTGTGAAGAAAGTCGAGGAGCTGAAGACGGAAAAGGCCGAAATCGACGATTCCACCGTGGGGCTCGACGCATGGAGCAGCAAGCACATCGTGGATATGCTCTGTCCGCCGTTGGAAGAGACCGGGAACCCGGTGCAGTGCTACCCGGTGGCGGGATATCCGCTGGGCTGCAAGGTGAGCTGGGAGCCGACGCAGGAAGGTAGCGGTGCCCCATCACCTGACAATGTTCGCCCGATTAAGGGACGTGACAGCGTGACGGTCGAACGGTGCGGTGAGAATCTGCTGGATCCAGAAGAGAACGACTATGGAACATATACTCCGTATGGCCTAACGATACATTATATTGGGGATAACAAGGTTCATTTAAGCGGGTCTTACCAAGAAGACGGCGGCAGCTTTGTCATCCTTGACACTCGGCAAGAACTTCTTGCGGGAAAGGGACTGAAAATCACCGGATTTACGATAGCCGGAACAAAGCAAAGCTACACGCTTTACGGACTACGGACAAAAAACGAAACCGTTATTGCTATGCAGGCACAGTTTGTAAAAGGCGATGTTATTGACATGACTGTCGCTGTTGTCGTGACAGACTCTCATGTCCCCACCACCTACGCCCCTTACACCGGCCAAACTGCCACCCTTACCCTGCCCCGCACCATCTACGGCGGCACGGTGGATGCAGTGACGGGTGATGGGCAGGAGACGTGGAAGCTGATTGACAGCTATGCCGGGGAAGACTTACTCGGCAAGTGGATAAGTGACCGGGATGTATATGCCAGCGGCACAGCTCCGACAACAGGTGCACAGGTAGCCTATAAATTGACTGAACCCATCTCTTTCACCGCAACCGGTGCACAGCCCATCCCCGCTCTGAGCGGCGTGAACACCGTGCTGACCGATGCAGACAGTGCAGCCGTTACCGGCAGGGCTGACCCTATCAAACGCATCACTGACCTTGAGGACGCAGTAGCGTCCATGACAACGACCTAAAGGAGGACTGGCTATGGCAATCAAAAGCAAAGCTCGCCACGACCTGACCCTGCGCTCCATCAAGCGAGAAATTGCCGCAGGGCGCGACGTGGCATACTGGCTGGACAAGGCGTATACCCATCTGGACAGCAGCCTGCTGACGGAGGACGACATCGCAGAGGTGGAAGCCCTTGCGCAGGCGTACTACGACGCACTGGATGCGAAGGACAAGGCGAACGCTGAGGAAATTACACTGTAAGGAGGATATCATGGCAAGCACTACATACCGCCATCTCGGTGACGTCACCGGGATGTTCGCCGCACAAGAGCAATTTCGGCACGTCACGAAAATGGTCTGCGCACGTTTTCGTGGCCTCACGAAAACATACCATCTCGGCAATGTCAACAAACTGGTGACGTTTTGTCACCGTTTTGCCAACATTGGCAATATGGTGCGCAACGCCGGACAGCTGCCGCAGCCCTTCTGGCTCGGTGCTGCCTGTGGCGGCGGCTCGCATAGTCTTTCCGCCAGCGTTGCAAGGGCTTGATGCAGAACAGATAAAAGCTGTGATAAAACGTGCGCCGCTTGGGAGGTATGACCGGAAAATCGCCCGGTTACGGTACGTTGACCAGCTATGCCAAGTTGATATTGCAGCGCGTGTGCCGTATTGTCGGACATCAATCGGAAATAGGCTGAAAATTATTGACAAAATTCTGAATGCGTGATACACTACTTATAGTGTCCGAAGTAGCGTACACACACTTCGGAGAAAATGTGTACAGAGAGCCAGCGGAAGAACGTTTACCCGCTGGCTTTTCTTTTTTTACGGATTGTGATATAATTATCTCAACAAATCCTCCCAGCCTCTCGAAGAAGCACAACAGGGTGGATATTTGCCAGTTAGCCCAGTGCTTTATCTGGGAATAAAAAAAGCGGTTGCCAGATAGGCGCCGACCAGTCTCCCGCCCGCCTACTCGCAATGCGTACCATGCGGGAGACGATTTTATATGAATTATGGCAAATAAAATATATCACTTTTTGTCCCGTGTTTTGTTCGCTCTGATTATTTTTGGGGCGACATCAAGCGTTCTAAAAACCGTCCTTCCGTTTTGGCATAGTGCATTTATAGGCGTGGTTTCATCGGTATATGCGTCTTTGCATTATACGCCATACGATTTATGATTTGAAAGGCTACGGCCTTTGTAGAGAGTGGCACTGCCTGTGGGCGGTTCCGCTCTTGATTTTAGACTTTGCCGTTTTGACGGTATAAAAATCCCCTGCTTTGCCGAAGACCTGCGCTCCACACGGGGTACTTTGTAGGCAAAGTGGGGGATTTTGTTTTATTCGCACTAGTTTTGTCAAAAGCATTGCCATATATTGGATAATGTGATATCTTAGCATTGCACTCCAATGTGTGCATCTTTACAGTTAAGCGCTCATGCAGATTTTTCCGTGTGAGCGCTTTTCTTTTACCCTTGCAAATCAGCAACCGTCACGTCACAGCCGCTTGCGATTTTCTCAAGGGTTTTCGCCCGAATGGGCTTTCCGGCTTCTGCGTGTTGGATGGTTGCGGTGGACAGCCCGGTCTTTTCTGACAGCGCCCGGATGGTCAGACCAGCACCCTCTCGGGCGACTTTGATTTTGACGGCAGACACGCCGAGTGTCTTATAATCGGGTGACATATACCCGATTTGGAACATGCCTTGCTGCTGCAACGGCAATGCTTTGAGCGCAAAGCTGTTATCCACGTCCTCAAGGTCTACATCCTTCAGGACGTAGGCGCAGGCATTGTCCAGCTCCGGTGTCATCTTGTGGAGCTTGTGCGCCAGCGTGATCTTCATCATCACGCCACGCACGGGAAACCTCGTAGCGTTATCAAGGTCTGCCTGATTCACGCGGTCGGAGCAGGCCTCATCAAGCAGGCGGTACAGTTTGCCGAGATTCTGGATGGTTTTTGCGTCCATAGTCGTTTCCTCCTAAAACTATGCTCTTGGTTTTGTTGTACTGATTATACCACAAAACTGCCACAAGTGATACAGGCACAGTTGCTAGACTTTGCCTTATTTTTTTGTCTATTTTGTGGCAGTTGTATCAGTTTATATTTGTCCTTCGTTGTGCGTTCATTGTCTCTTACGGCGGCTTAAAGCGGTACACTGGGAGCACAAGGAGGGATGCATTATGAGCTATTATCCGACACCCGGAGCACCATACGTTCCGCAGCAGCCCGTCAATCCTTACGGCGGCATGGGCACAGTTGGGCTTGCCACTCCCCTACCGAGTACGCAGATGCAACAGGCGCAACCGCAGCGTCCGCAGCCGATGAATGGGCAACAGCCTGTTCAGCAGTCGGCACAAGATGGCGGTTGGTTGCTTGGTAGACCTGTTTCCAGCAGAGAAGAGTTTTTGGCGATTCCGTCTGATCTGTACGGAAGATGGACGTATTGCCCGGATTTGCGTAGTGGGGTCATCTACTGCAAACGTCTGAACCCAAACACTTGTGAATCTGACGTGTTAGAGTTTTACAGCCCGGAAGCATGGCGGCAAATGCAAGCACAACAGGCACAGCAGACCGCTGCACCGACACAGCAGTATGTGCCTATTGAGCAGTACAACACCCTTGTCCATCGGTTGGATGAACTGGAAAAGTGGCAGAAGAGCTTTTCTAAGCCCGCTGCCGTAGCAAAGAAAGGAGAATAAGCGATGCCCTCTCCGTTTGATATGATTACTCACAGCCCTATCATGCAGCTTGCAAATCTGGCTCGTGCAGGGCAGAACCCGATGGGGCTTATCCAGCAGTTGGGTGGGCAGAGCGCACCCATCATGCAGGGGCTGAACCTGATTCAGGGCAAAAACGAAGCACAGCTTCGAACGATGGCGCAGAACCTCGCCAAAGAGCGTGGCATCGACCTGAACCAACTGGCAAGCGTCCTGAATCTGACGCTGCCCCGATAACGCATCCCTCTAAGCGAAACGCTTCTCAGTTTTGCGGACTTGACAAAAACCGCATTTGTTTGGCTTCGCCCATCGCATACGGCGGTGGGATAGCATAACGCAAAACTGAAAGGAGTTTTGTTATGGACGATTTTGCAACTGGCTATCTGGCTGGGCAGGACGGCGGCAATAACAACGGCGGATTCTTCGGAAATGAAGGTCTGTGGGCGGTTATCATCCTCGCCATCATCTTCGGCTGGGGCGCAAACGGCTATGGCCGCAACGGCGGCGACAACGGCATGAACAGCTACATCCCCTATCTGGTCGGCACTGGCGCGACTGGTCAGGGCGGTGCAGACACCCGCGCAGCTCTGTCTGAGGGCTTCTATCAGCAGGATACCTCCCGTTCTCTGGCGGGCATTCAGAGCGGTATCTGCTCTCTGGGCTATGACCAGCTGGCGCAGATGAACGGCGTCAACACCAACATCGCGAACGGCTTTGCTGGCGTGAACAGCGCCATCTGTCAGCTTGGCTACCAGAACGCACAGCTCGTGAACGGACTGGAACGCAGCGTGTCTAACGGTGACAACGCCATCAACCTTGCTATCATGCAGGAGGGCAACGCACGGCAGGCTGGTCAGACCGCACTTGCTACGCAGCTGGCATCTTGCTGCTGCGAGAACAAACAGCTGATCGGCGACCTGAAGTACACCATCGCAACGGAGGACTGCGCTACCCGTCAGGCTATCGCAGACAACGCCCGCGCTATCGTGGACAACTGCAACGCCAACTTCCGCAGCATGATGGACTACTTCACGCAGGATAAGATTGCCACTCTGACCGCTGAGAACCAGAGCCTGAAGTTCGCCGCTTCTCAGGATCGCCAGAATGCTCTTCTGACCACCGTGATGTCTCAGCAGACCGACACCATCCTGAACCGTGTGAATCCTCGTCCGATTCCCGCTTATCAGGTGGCAAACCCCAACGTGGGCGTGAACTGCTGCGGCTGCTGATAACCCACACACTCCCCGATAACACCGGGTGAACCATCGGGGCAGGGGTAAGACACCTCTGCCCCTGATTTTTATAGGAGGAAAACATTATGGCTTGCAAAACAAGCTGCCGTCTGTGCCCGCACCTCGTCATCTCGAATGCGGTCACGTTCGCCAACGATACGCTGACCATCAACATCCCTGCTGGCGCATACCAGAACGGAGAAAAGTATTGCATCGTGGTTGCCCAGAGCATACCGGACACGACCACCATCAACGCCCCTGTTGTCATCACCATTGGCGCAGGTACGACCGCATACCCTCTGACCGACTGCAACTGTGCTCAGGCAACCGCCGAGAGCATCCACACTCGCACCCGCTACGCTACCCGTGTGGCAACGTCTGCCACCGGCACAGGCACGTTCAAATATCTTGGCTGCTTCTGCCGTTCCCACGCCGGTGCGCCCGCGTCTATTTCTTGAGGAGGTATAGATTATGGGCAAGACTAATTTTCGCCGCATGATGATGCTCCGTGACCACGACAAAAACCGTGAACCGGAACGTGACCGCCTTGAGGAAGAGCGTGACCGTAGGGAGCGTGAGATGGAACGCCGTCTGCGTAAGCTGGAAGGCGGCAACGACCGCTATCCCTACTATCCGCAGGAGGAAAACCGTTACATCGACCCATACCCTATCCCCCGCTACCCTGACGTGGAGAATGGACGTAGAATGCCGCAAATCGGCTTCTCGCAGAACGGAGACTGGGACAAGCGGTCTGGGCAGTACGAACGTGGCGGTGCAGACAGCCGCTCCATCAGGATGCCACGCAAGCACCTCACCCACGATGAAGCGGAGGAATGGTGCGACAGCATGGTGAACGCTGACGGCACAAAGGGCTGTCACTGGACGTTGGAACAGACGCAGGACGTTGCGAAACAGCGCAATATCACCTGTGACCCGAACGATTTCTGGGCTGTTATGAACATGATGTACTCGGATTATTGTCAGGTGGCAAAGCGTCAGTCTGTTGACACTCCGGGCTTCTACGCTGACATGGCAAAGGCGTTCCTAGAGGACGCAGATGCCGCAGATGGCAAGGCATATCTCTACTGGGATTGCATTGCTGATAAGTAAAGCAAAACCCCTGTGCGGTCGTTTTGACTACACAGGGGTTTATTGTTATCTCCAAATCATAAAGCACTTATTGTCTACGCAATCTTGAAGAATTTCTTTCAAGTCTTTGAACTTTGCGGGATTTTCTCTACCAGCATATCCGTAAATAATGCTATCGTCATAATCGCCTATGACTTTCAAAATTTCCTTGCAAGCACCGTACCGAATTTTCCCATCACAGTCTGATTGATAAAGAAAATCTGCAATTTTGATTGGAAGTTCCTTGCTTTCAACCAATCGCTCTGTTTCGTCATTGTACGATTTAAGAACGCGTTCTTTTTCGGGAGATGGCATATCGAGAATGTCATCAAGTTTTTTATAGTGTTCTCCGACTTCCGAACCAACAAGTTCTGCAACTTTCGTTCTCAACTTGAAAAACCCGAAATAGCCCACATCCATTTCACGCCCAGTCTTTTTGCATTTGATGGTTACGCCCATTCGTCAATCCTCCAAGAAATCCTCCAACTCAATCTTCCCATCTGCCGCCGCAACCGCCAGAGCGTACACGAACTGTCCAATCGTCATTCCGTGCCGCCGTGCTTCTCGGTTGATGTACTTGCGCTCTTCCTCGCTCATAAGGATGGTAATGCGCTTTGAGCGCTTGCCATCACCGCTTGCAACGCCCTGATGCGATTCCGGCATCGGGATTTTTTTCTTTGTCAAGCCAGCTTCGGCTAGTGCGCCGGGAACATCGCCCTGTTCGATAAGACGTTGAACTTCTTTCGCCTGTTTCAGTTTCTTTGGCTTACTTTCGCTTACTACGGCATTGTTCGGCTGTGTTTCGCTGTCTTTGGCTTGTTTCGGCTTAATACTGCTTAACTGTGCTTCATTAGGCTGAGTATGGCTGTCTGTGGCTTCGCTTGGCTTAATCTGTGCTTGTTCGGCTTCGTTCGGCTTTGCTTGGCTTACTTCTTCTTCCTTTGGCTCACTTCGGCTTAATGCCGGTTCCAAAAAAACCGGCTGGAAATCAAACCCGCCAAGCAAACCTGTGGATTTTTTGCTGGTTGGTTTCATTCTTCTTTCTCCTCCTTACCGCCTATTCCTAGAGCTTTTAGAACCTCTTCCGGGATTCCGCTTGCGGAATTGATCTTTTCTACAATTTCCATCAATTTATCTTTATTCAGCGAAACGGTTGCTATGTTTTCTTTGCAAGGACTTTCTGGCGTGTCCGTCCAATATTCTACATCTAGCGTACGCAAACCAGTTTGGGCGTCCAACCAATAATACTCATCGGTATGCACGTTGTAAAAACAATTAGCTGTAAGACAACACCCGTCTTTAGTATATACCAAAAAAACAAGAGATTCCCTGTGGTTGTACGAACCAAGTTTCGGCGGGTCGTACTTCGCACTATGCCATATCTTGTTGCTCATTTTGTATCGCCCTCCACAATCATCTGTGCCAACGCCTTGAAATCCTCTGCGCTGGTACTCTTTGCCGTGTCACCACTAAACAGGCTGTGCCGCTCTGCCTGAGCCTTACGAACGCCCATAGATGGCCTAATCTTCACGTCCAGCAGTGTTGTTCCCATGCTCTGTGCAATTACAGGAAGCTGCTCCACGACCTCTTTGGACAAGTTCTCACGGCTCTTGTACTGGTTCAGAAGCAGACCTTCAATCTTCAAAGTCGGATTGAAGTATCTGCGAACATCGCCGATGGTCTGCGAAAGCTGGCTCAAACCAGCCAGTGCGTATCGGTCTGCTGTGATGGGCACGATGATGCTGTTGGCGGCGATCAGCGCGTTCACAAGCGCAAGACCAAGCTGCGGGGGAGTGTCCAGCACAATGTAATCGTACTGTTCAGACACGCTTTCAAGGGCTTCTCGCAACCTGAAATTCTTGCCCATGTCCCGGACAAGCTGTTCGTCAATGTCCTTCAATGCGTTGTCTGACGGAAGAATGTCACCAGCTTCACAGTGCTGGATTCCTTCTTCGACCGTGCCCTGCCGGGTCATCACATCAAACAGGGTGCATACGTCCTCTGTCTGTGCGCCGTAGGTGTCCGTTGCGTTGCACTGGGCATCGCAGTCCACCAGCAAGACCTTCTTGCCAAGTAACTGCAATGCATCAGCCAGACAGGTGCTTGTTGTGGTCTTTCCTGTGCCGCCCTTCTGGTTGGCGACCGCTATGATTTTTGCCATTTTATCACTCTTTCTTTATTCTATCTTTGCGCCACAATATGGGCAAAAATTATAACCATTATATTTTGGACTTTCAAATCCTTTAACATTTCCACCACATCGGTCACACACCCATGATGAATCTTTACCATACTCTACAAAGAAAAAAGTTGTCGTTTCTCTTAAATTTTCTAACTCTTTGATACTTACTGTGGGTTCTTCATTGAGTACAAAACTCAAATTTTCGCTATCTTTCCAACCTGTAACCAATGGATCGCAATGGAATCGTTTTATAAAATTTTCCTTAAACTTATCCGCATCAATCAATCGCATATTTTCTCCTTTCTGCTTCATCCGCTCATTTTGTTCAATGCGTTCATTCTGCCGTATGCGCTACATCTGACTACTTTTGCATTGCGTCAATCTCATAAAAAGCCGGAAGATACTCTTCAATCGCACCGTCTTTTTTCAAGCTGCCAATCAGATACCGCTTCGGATAGTCAGGCCAAGGGTCGCGGTTGATTGAAAGAATATCTGCACACGCAGCCTTTACAATGTCGTAGACTGCATCTCTCCTCTTTGGTAGCTTGATAGATGGATGCGCTTCCATCATCTTTACCTCAACTACCTTTGCGACCTCGATACACTCTTGAACCGACAGCACATCGCACACAGACCAGTCGTATCCTTCGTATCCGCTTGTGCGAGGCTTTCTGGCGGCTTTTTTGATTTCCGGCTTGGAATTAGCCGGCTCACAATCAACCTCGCTAGAATCGGCATCTATGACGGGCTGCTTGGATTTGTACCCGAATCGGAACTCAACCGAGACGACCTTTCGTCCTGCGCAAATCTTTTCAAAGTCAACGACAATGTCTGAAACATTGCTGATCTCTTCCACTGCTGGTTCAAGAACTCTGCGGCGTAAAGCCCGGAAGTCGTCATAACTTGCATCGTTTGCCCCCAAGTGGTCACGCAGTTGCTTCAAACCAATCTTGTTCGATGTTAGAGAGCGATTCATCCAATCTCGAATCATACTGTACATCAGAATAGATGCTTGCTGCTTCATCCCAATCGTATAGCGCAGACGGTATTTGACGTAGCCGCTTCTTGCAATGTCGAAAAACACAGGCCGCAAGTCAGGATTACAATTGATTGAAACGTCATAGGATAAGGATTCTCGATTGAACTTGACCTCTGCCTTTGTGAACAGCGGATACATCACATATTCTGTTCCATCTGCATTCAGTGGTACTGAAACCACGTTGCCCAAAAAGTGCTTAACCTGCGACTTCAAGTTCTTTGAATTGAGCTTCAAATCCAGCAGCTTGCAATATTCAGCCAGGGTAAACGACACGTTAGAGCTTTCGGGGTCTCTCGGATTGATACGGCTCAGATAGACCTCAAGCAGCCGAAGCTCGCCTGCTGTGTAGTCCGTAAACTTCGCCCAAACCAATGCCTTGCTCTTTTCGACAAGGTTGTTTCCTGTCAATTCTGGCATTGCATCACCTCATTTCTTCCACCCTATTATACCACTGTATCGTGTACACGTCAATGATTCTGTACACAATTATTTTTCAACAATCGACTTCCACATTCTGTACACGATACTCCACTTTATGTACACGATACCCTCCACTTCTTGTACACGTTCCTCCACTTTATGTACACAATGCTCCACTTTTTGTACACGTTCTTACTATATATATAAACAAGAGATAAACAAGAGATAAATAATCATCATCAAATAGTGACAACGATACATTTTCAACAATTTCTTCTCTTCAACGGGCAGATTGTGGAAAAAGACAACTTTTTTGCTGAATAAAAAACGTCAATCAAGCCCTATAATCTACCTGACGGTTCTATCGTGTACAGAAAATGGAGTGCAATCACACCAATAGGGGACGAATTGACAAGCCACGCTTTGATAAACGAAAATTTTACGCGAGTTCGTTAATTACATCTGCAAAAATCCACCATTTACAATTCTATGGGGGACAAAATGACAACCCAAAGCCATATTTATAACAGGCCTATTGTGTACAAAAAGTGGAGCACGTCCCCCTATATCAAACAAAAACTGCGATAATTCGACAATCATCCAGTTATATTATTGGGATTCACGGTATAGGAATCGTTGGACTTCATGGCAGCTTCCGTTCCAGCATCCTGCGCCTGATAGAGAATTTCCATCTTTGGGGCGGTTCCGTTCGGGTCTGGATCTGTTCCGGTAGCCTGCGCCATCTCATAGCTACCAGACACCATCCGGCAGACAGCGACCCTGTCCTTCAACGGCGTGTGGAGGTTTGCCAGAATCTCCGTCAACACGCCAATGTGGTCTGAGCCGTGATCTCCGTATCGGATGTACAACAGGGCATCTATCTCGTAAGACGAACACTCCATTATGGCATCTATGAGAATCTGCCGCTTCTCCAAATCGGAAAGGCTATCTTCCAGGTGTTCCAGCAGGCCGGGATGAGTGCAGGCATCCATGTATCGAGCCGCCGACAAGCCACAGCAGGTAAACCAACGCATAGCCATCGGGAGGGAAATGGCTGCCAGGCCTTGCTCCCAATTTGCTATCGTGCCACGATTCACGCCCATCAGTGCTGCCAACTTCTGCTGGCTCAAGCCGGAACGCATTCGAGCCATCTCTAATGCTTTGGCTGTTCTTACCAAATATTCATCCATAAATTCTCACCCTTTCAACAAAATTCAGCAAAACTGCCGGATTCGACAAGCCAAAAAATGGAAAAAGCTGCTATGGAGAACCAACAGCAGCCTATGTTATAACTATACCATCGAAAAAAACAATCAAAACAAGAGGTAACAATATGATTATCATTGACGGAATGCCCGCATCTGAACCGAACGAAAACAAAACGCCAAAACCGTGGGAGGGTTAGTGTATGAACCAGATTGACACCATGCTCATTCCATATGCACGCCAGACCGCTTTAAAACTGGTCTACAACCTCGCAAACAACGATGCTGATAAGTTTGCTTACAAAGAAGCTAAAAACGTTCTGGAACGCGCCATAGCCGCCCTAGACGATGGGCGAGACCCGGCAGATAGCATCGAACGCATTGATGGACAGCTCGTAGAGCTGTGATTGGAGGAAAGATGGATAGGCGTTGTCCCTTTTGACTTGAACACTCGTGGCTTCCCTGACGTGAAGTAATGGATGTGAAGAAAACGATTGATTTTCACGAAGTTGTTAAAAATACATTGACTTTACAACTAAAAGATGTATAATCGTATCAAATGAACATCTGCACTTACCGATCGGGAGGATATGCCACAATGAGTGAACAGGAAAAAGCCAAGATTGACCGATTTATTGCATGGCTGCTGGAACATCCTGAAAAGATTCCGGCAGCGGAGCAAGCACTAGACCTAGAGTAACAGAAAATCCCTTGCGCAGAGCTACACCAGCCCGGCACAAGGGATTCTTTTATTTTACCGGGTATGAACGTTACATCTTCTCGATCAGGTTCATCAGCGCTTCGCGCTGTTCCTTCGGCATAGATTCAAGTTTTTTTCTAATCCGCTCCAATGCTGCATCGACTTCACTTTGCGGCTGCTGGGGCGGGTTTTCTTTTTGGTTGCCAGAAACCAAAACATCTACGCTTGTTCCAAAATAAGAAGCTATCTTATCGAGCGTTTCATATTTCAAGCTTTGCTTTCTACCGTTTTTCAAATCGGTCAAAGACCCACGGCTTGCGCCCGATTCCTTGCACATTGCGGTCACGTTTACTCCACGCTGCTTGCAGAGTTTTTCAATATTTTCGTACAAGTTTGCCATAATTCCAGTCCTCGCATTGTAAGGTTTGCTGAAATTACGCGAACGCTTAAAAAAGCCTTGCATTTTACGCGAAAGCGTATTATACTAAGACCATACCGCGAAGGCGTAATGAATGATTTCTAGCAACTTCATTATATTACACTTATGCGTAAAAATCAATAGCCGGAGGTGAAATAATGGCTGAAAAAAAACCTCTGTGTGACTTTGGCAAACAAATCGAGATTGCTCTTATCCAAAAAGACAAGACCAACGACTGGTTGATTGAAAAAGTCAAGGAGGATACCGGACGATATTTTGACCGTTCTTACCTTTTCAAGGTTAAGACTGGAAAGCTGGAAACGCCCGGAATCAAGAAAAGCATCTGCCGGATTTTGAACATTCAGGATTCGGGAGCATAAGAAAGGAGAGAAGATGGCAAACATTCAAGTTTTTGAATATCAGAATAACAAGGTTCGCACTGTTGATATGGACGGGGAAGCGTGGTTTGTTCTGAAAGATGTGTGCGAAGTTCTTCATCTTGGTACGACAGCAAAAGTCGCAGAGCGTTTGGATGATGATGAAAAGGGTATGAATCAGATTCACACCCCCGGTGGCACACAGAACGTAACGGTTGTCAATGAAAGCGGTCTGTACCATGTCATTCTCCGCAGCGACAAACCGGAAGCGGCTCCGTTCCGCAGATGGGTCACGAACGACGTGCTTCCTGCAATTCGTAAGACTGGAAGCTACAACGCGCCGCAGCTTACTCGCTCGCAACTCCTTGCAACTGCGCTGATTGCGGCGCATGAGGAGCTGGAGGAGAAGGACAAGCAGATTGCAGAGCTGACTCCGGATGCTGAGTTCGCTCGTGCTGTGTGCATTGCGGACAACTGCCGGACGGCCACCAGCATTGCGAAGGACTACGGTCTGACTGCTGAAAAGCTGAATAAACTGCTTTACAGCCAGCGAGTCCAGTACAAAGACAGCGACGGTCAGTGGGTACTGTACAAACCCTATCAGGGCAAGGGCTACACTAAGAACCGCAAAGGCAAAGCCATTCAGCGCTCCAACGGCAAGACTTATATCCCGAACACGACGGTTTGGACGGTCGAGGGTGAAAAGCTCATCCATGAGCAGCTCAAGAAGCTGGGCATCACGCCGAGAATCGAGACCAGGGCTGTTGCAGAACAGCAAGATTTCGGAGGATGGGAGGACTGAACATGGAACAGATTATCACTTTGAAAGTAGACCTTGAATACCCGGAAGAAGCCAAGTTTGCCATTGACGCTGCGGCCAAGACCTACTCGGATTTCAAGCGTGATCAGGCGACAAGGCGATTTGTAGAAAATGGTTGTACGCCGAAAGACGCAGAGAAAATCGCAAAGTTCATCCAGTTTCTTGACCAGTGTTTTTCTGAACACAATGAAAGAGCCTTAAGAAAGGCAAGTGAAGTGGATGGAGATTAAATACTGTGAACGGTGTGGCTGTCTTCTTGGCAAAGTTCTCAAAACCAGACGGTATTGCAAAGAATGTGCAATGTTGGTTAAAAAGGAAAACCAGGCAGCGCGACGCGCTCCATATGGCGTCGTTCCGTGCGAATGGTGTAAAAGGCCGATGCGTAAAGTATACGAACATCAAAAGTACCACCATAAATGCGCGAACGCTGTAAGACGAAAACAGGTCGAAGGCTGGTGGAAAGAGCACCCGGATTACATCAAAACACCTTCTCGTAAAGCCAGACCGGAAGGAAACCGGATGGAAGAAAAGCCTAAGCCGAAGTACACCATCAAACAGATGAACGATAAAGCAAAAGAGCTTGGAATGAGCTACGGCCATTACAGCACTTTGCTTGCGCAAGGAAAGGTAGACCCTCCTGATAAACGGTAAATACTACGGTCAGCGTGAAATCCGATGGTACAACCAGGAGAAAGACCGGCCGGAACACATCCAACGCAAGCAAAGGATGGCAAACGATGAAGAAAGCAATAAGCAGCTTCAACAAAAACAGTCCGTGGCAGAAACGCTGGCAAGAGCGTGAACCTTTAAGACTGGAACGTATCGAGAAAGAAAGAGTGAACAAAAATGAAAAAAATCAAAGTAAGAATCACATTTATCGAAGCAGTTCTCGGCACTTGGCCTAGCAACCGGAACATCGCGCGAGAGTTCATCGCAAGCAAGTCACCTGACGCAAATACTATCGAGGACGAAGTTGCCGCTCTGGGTGCTGATGTTGTGGCAGATAAGGGTATGACCGTGTTCCATCGCGACGAGAACGGAAAGCCCATCCTGTATGACTACCAGATCAAGGGCTTCTTCAAGGATTCTTGCGGTATGCTTTCCCGTATCGGCGGCAAGACCGAGACTGGCAAAAAGAAAGCTGTCAATGAATCCGGCAAGCTGACGGCCTACAAGAAGGTCATTGACGGCCTGATTTTCGTTCAGCCCCGCATGATTCCCATTCATGTGAACGGTGAGATTACCGAGTGCCAGCGCCCTCTCCGCGCCCAGACGGCGCAGGGCGAACGCGTCAGTCTTGCCAACAGCGAGCAGATTCCCGCTGGTTCGACCTGCGAGTTTGAAATCGTTCTTCTGGACGATTCTCACGAGAAGGTCGTGCGTGAGTGGCTGGACTACGGTGCTCTGCGTGGCATCGGCCAGTGGAGAAACAGTGGCAAAGGCCGTTATACCTACGAAGTCCTCGATTAAATGCTATGGCAAAGTAACGCAAGGATGGGACTAGCAAAGGCACAGCTTTTCAATGAAAGGCGAGGCAATGGCAAAGGATTGAACAGATATGCAATGGAATTGCACGGAACCGACATGAGCGGCGCAGCAATGGCTATGGATGCAAGGCGTAGCTTTGATAAGCAAAGGCATCGAACCGCGGCGACGTGCGACGCAATGGCAAAGAATAGAAACGATAGGCTAAGGCATTGAGTAGCTAGGAGCAGAACGGCAACGGCAAAAACGAAAGGAGACAAAATGAAAGCACTGATTGAAGTGGCCCTGATGTGGGGCATAGCACTGGCAGTGGTTTTGGCGGTATTTCTGCTGAACTTCTGGATGGTGCATCACATCGGTATTCTGGTAGGCGCATCAGCTACCCGTGGAATTATCGCGACGTCTGTGGCGATGGCTACGGCATGGATACTGAGTTTTGGAGGTAATAAGAGTGAAAAGCCTGAAAGCTAATGTCCTTTGTACGCTTGGAATCGCGTTAGCAATCTTTTCGGTAGGATGCGGCGATGCAATTCAGAAAAGCCAAAGCGTGGTAGCAATGTTTGGATACGTTTTCCTTTCGTGTAGCTTTCTCGCCGCAGCACTCGTCTTGTGTGCCATTGGGGTCAGCTCTGAAAACGAACGAATTGAGCAGGAAAATCGCAAAGTAAAACGCATTCCTCACCACACCAACGAGTGGAGGGATGTACGATGAAATGCCCGATGTGCGGTAGCGACAACATTACAACGGTTGACAGCCGGTCAGACTATGATAGCATCGCTCGACGCAAGAAGTGCCTTGTATGTAACTACCGGTGGTCTACCATTGAAATCGACAAAGACCAGTGGCACAGTGCGCTGCAAATCAAAGAGGGACGAAAGAGAGGGAGACCAAAAGATGATTAGCCTTGACAGATTCGGTGGCGTGACAGAGCCGGAGGACGGCGTGTACTTTATGACCAACGAGCAGATGGCGGAAGCGAAAGAAGCTGACCGACTGGCAGCGATTGAGGACTTGCAGTCTGAGATTGAGGACAGAGAAGCAGAGCTGAAAGACCTCCGTGCGCAGCTGGCAGACCTGATGGCTGGTTGATTTTGTACAGCCAAATTAAGCCGAAATAAGAACAATGAAGCCTAATGAAGCCGAAGAAAGGAAAGAAAAATGGCAGTATTAGTAATGGTCTACGGTCACTCCGGCAGCGGTAAATCCGCTTCGCTTCGGAACTTTGACCCGGAACAGGTGGCAGTCATCAACGTGCTTGGCAAGCCGCTTCCGTTCCGTAGCAACATGAAAACCTATATCACAAACGACTACGGCAAGATTGATGTTGCAATCCACAGCACCAAGCGTAAGTCCATCGTCATTGACGATGCCACCTATCTTATGACCGGCGAGTTCATGCGGAACGCAAAGGTCTCCGGATACCAGAAGTTTACCGACATGGCAGCCAACTTCAACGCTCTGCTGATGCGAGCGAAGGAACTGCCGGATGATGTGGTGGTCTACTTTTTCGGACACAGCGAGCGTGACGGAGACGGTGGCGAGAAGTTCAAGACCATCGGCAAGCTGCTGGACGAGAAAGTCTGCGTGGAAGGGTACTTCACCATCGTTCTGAAAACTGTTGTGCAGGATGGGCGATACCTGTTCAGCACCCGCAATGATGGGATGGACACCGTGAAAACCCCTCTTGGGATGTTCAACGATGCGTTGATCGAGAACGACCTCTCTGCCGTAGACAAGACCATCCGTGAGTATTACAACATCCCGGTTCAGCCGGATAACAAAGGAGAGTAACAGATGAAGAACATCAACTGGAATGACGTGCAGGAAGCCACCGAACGCCGCGACCTGCCTGTTGGCGGCTATGTCGCCGGTATCTGCAAGGCAACGGACGAACCCGCAAAGGAGCGCCTGAACATCGAGTGGGAAGTCGCAGAGGGCGAGTTCAAGGGTTACTGGCGTGAGCAGACCGCTTCCCTTATCAAGCATGGCAAGCTGAATCCGGGTGAATGGGCATGGGGCGGCAAGACCATCAAGAGCTACAAGGAAAAGGCGCTGCCGTTCTTCAAGGGTTTTATCACCGCTGTGGAGCAGTCCAATCCCGGCTACAAGTTCAACAACGATGAAAAGACCCTGCGTGGCAAGCTGGTCGGCGTGGTTCTCCGTGAGGAAGAGTACATGGGCAACGATGGCAACATCAAGACGAAACTGGTCGTTGACCGCTTTACCAGCGTTGACAAGATTCGTTCCGGTGATTATGAGGTCAGACCGAAGAAAACGCTGGCTGGCGGGTCTGGCTCCGGCTACTCGCAGGGCGGGAACGATGACTTCTCGGTGATTGAAGATGATGGAAGCCTTCCCTTCTGATCTGTAATCCGTGACCGCCTACCTTATATAAGAGCTGCGCTATCTGGCTGGACGGGCGTTTGGAAAGATGAAGCACTTGGGCGACATTGCAAAGATTCACGGCAACCAGATAGAGCCTGTGGATTGTATCACGTTCGGAAGCCCGTGCCAGGACTTGTCCATTGCAGGACGCAGGGCGGGACTTGCCGGAGAACGCTCTGGGCTGTTCATGGAAGCTGTTCGAATCATAAAAGAAATGAGGTCAAGCACAAATGGGCTGTATCCAACTTTCGCTGTTTGGGAAAACGTGCCAGGAGCGTTCAGCTCCAACGGAGGAGAAGATTTCAGAGCCGTGCTGGAAGAACTTGCCCGCGTGGAACAACCAGACGTTTCAATTCCTCGACCTTCGGGTAGGGGGGGGCAGATGGAGCAAAGCTGGAGCAATCGCCGGAAACGGATGGTCTCTGGCTTGGCGACAGCTCGATGCTCAATATTGGGGAGTTCCCCAGAGAAGAAAGCGTATCGCTCTTGTCGCAGATTTTGGAGGACAACGTGCCGCAGAAATACTATTTGAGCGCACGAGCCTGTCAGGGCATCCTGACGAGAGCATCAAGGCGTGGGAAGCCACTCCCGGACATTCTCAGGCAAGCCATTCTGGATGTGATCGAACAAGCGAGAAAGTCATCTATGACGCAAGGGGAAACGGCGATGGCAGAACTTGTCCAACCATAACAGGCGACCACGAAAACAGAATCACAGACTACACGGCTATTGCTATCGAGTGTAAGACCTTCAACGAACAGTCGTTCAGTGGCTACAAAGAAAGCGACAAATGCTCAACCTTGAAAGCGAAAGCAGGGAACATCGGCAATGGCAGCGAGCGTCTGATTGCAGAAAAAGCCATCCGTTGGATTGTCCGCCGCTTGACCCCTGTTGAATGTGAACGGTTGCAAGGATTTCCTGACAATTACACAAATATTGGTGATTGGACGGATAGCAAAGGCAAGAAACACAAATACGTTGACAGCCCACGGTACAAGGCTCTAGGCAACTCCATAGCCCTGCCGCAGTGGCTCTGGCTAGTGCAGAGGATACGCCCTTACCTGAAAGAAAAGCCAACTCTGGGCAGTCTGTTTGATGGTCTGGGCGGTTTCCCTCTGGTCTGGCAAAGAGCATACGGCGAGGGAACCGCACGGTGGGCAAGCGAAATCGAAGAGTTCCCGATGGCTGTAACAAAAAGGAGATTTGGCGAAGAATGATTACCTGTTGTCTCAACTGCACATCACGCCACCAAGCCTGTCACGACACCTGCGAGAAGTACAAGGAAGAAAAGAAAGACTTCGAGGAACGCAAGGCATTCGTGTATGAGCTGAACCACAGCCAGAGCGTGTACCACCGTGATTATGAGGACAAGCACCGGGAACGTGGCAAGAAACGGTTTCTCGGAAGTGAATTTAGAGGTGAACGAGGATGAATCAGTGGATCAATGTCAAAGACAAGTTACCAGAGATGAAGGAAGAAGTTACCGAAGTGGACGGCGACAGAGAATATACGCTTTGGTATGAGAGCAAGCCTGTTCTGGTGTTTGATAAAACCATTTATGACGAAAATAGCAGAATGCAAACGGCAGTACTTACAGACGATGGTGATTGGCTGACAACGTTTGATGAAAAACGACTTGAAAACGTAACCCACTGGATGCCTTTACCTGATGAACCAAAGGACAACGAATGAACACCGGCAAGCAGTTTGAAGCAGACTTCAAGGCATCAGTCCCATCTGATGCGTGGTGCTACCGCCTGAAAGACAGTGCTGCAACCTACTACGGCGGCAACGAGAACCTGTCGTTTTCCATCGACAACATCTGTGACTTTCTTGTGTACCGATACCCGATGAACCACCTGTTTGAGCTGAAGACCATCGAAACGCCCTTTATCCCTCTTGAAAAGGTGTTCGGCAAGTACGACAAGGCAAAGCGCAAATACCGCAAGGAAAAGCACATCACTGACATGGTGGAAGCAATGGGGTACAGCGGTCAAACCGCCCATGTTATAGTCAATTACAGGGCAGTCAACCGAACCTTTGCAATCCCTGCTAGCAAGGTTCTGTCGTTCCGCTACAACGAGAGCCGGAAGAGCATCCCTTGGCAGTGGGCAGAGCAAGAGGGGATAGAGATCAAAGCAAAAAGGCTACGTGTCCATTGGCGGTATGATGTAGATGGGCTGCTAAAGAGATTGGAGAAAGAAAATGACAATGGTATGTGATAGGTGCGGTGAAACATTTGAATATCCAGAGTTCTCCATAAGTGAGAGGACACAAAGAGTGGAAAACAATTCTATTTGCAGGTGCATTACAAAGAAAAATAGGAAAATTTTTATCTATTCAGATGACCCGTTTTTTCTTTGCCCCTCTTGCATGGCAAAGCTGAACGACTGGCTGAAAGGAGAACAAAAGTGAGCAAGAAAGTTTCAGACATTCTGCCCCAGACGGAAATCTTGGCACAGTTGGCAGAAGAAGCATCCGAACTGGCACAGGCTGCGTTGAAGCTGCGCCGTGCGCTGGATGGAACGAACCCGACACCAAAAGATATTGAAGAATGCAGATACAATATCTTAGAAGAATTTGCGGATGTACTAAATTGCATTAACGCTTATTGTTGCGATGACGACTTTGTATTTCACAATTTCACCACGAGAGCAATAAAGATCAGGCATAAAAAGCTTGATCGTTGGCTCTCTCGCATTGAAGCAAAGGAGCAGTCAGATGAATAAATTTGGAAACTGCCCTCTGTCTGGCAAACAGGCAATGTCAGCCAACCTCCGCAAAATCGCACGGCAGAACCAGTTGTACGGATTCCGCATGGCTCTGGATGGCATCGCCGCCACATGGGGCGCACTGATTCAGAACCTTCGGTGCGATGCAGACCTGACCGATGAACAGGTGCAGAAAATCATCCGTATCGGTGACAGGTACTGGGAGATGGTCGGCAAGTTCAAAGAAGAGGACATGACCCCTGACGAGTTTGCAGATTACATCACCGCAAAGTCAGAGCAGGTCGAAAAAGAGCTTAGGGAAAGGTGGAGCTGATGGCAATATTTTCGGTAGAAGCTATTTCGGAAATCATTTCAATAAATCCAAAGTCTTGCCGTATTAAAAGAGCAACGTTCACTTGTTACTTCTGCAATACTGCCATTTCTGTGTGTGATGCGCGCGTTGCAACTGCGATGGCAGATAATGGGGAAACTCCTATTTGTCCGATTTGTGGAAAGAAAACAATATGCAGTCTATATGAGTTTCAATCGCACGAAAATCCAAACATCGTAGAGGATGTTAGATGGAGGTAACAATGGATAAGGAACAACTTGCCATTGCACGGTTGCAGGACGCTGCACGGCTATGGACGATTTGATGGAGGATAACAATGTTTGATTTTTCAAGTGAGCTTTTTGGATTTATGAATCAACGGCCTCGTTATGAGCGAGAGCTGAAGGAAAATACCGTAAATGGCTATCACATTGACACTTGCGCCGTTGACGATAGAGATTGGAATTACGAAACGGCAATTCAACACGAACAATTTAGGGGTGGGGAGTGGATTGTTGTTCGAGGATATGACAGCAAAGAGGAAGCAGAAGCCGGGCACGATATGTGGGTAAAGAGCGCAAAAGCTGGTTTCCAAAAGCTGTACGATGTATTTGAAGAAAAGATTTTTCCAAAGGAAAAGAAAGAAGAAAAGCCAGTTCACTTTCACTTGACCTATTCCTGTGATCGATGCCTGACCTCCGTGAAGCATGAAGCGTATATGAAAAAGGAAGAATTTCAAAAGGAAAGGATTTGTCCGTTTTGCGGTGGGGAACTTCGCATGAAAGAATTTGAAATTATGAACAGGTGGTAACGATGATGTTTGAATTTGCAACTCGCTGGCTGGTCTGCCTAGTTCTGCTGGCGGTGGTGGTTCAGTCCGAACGGACAATCAAAAACATGGTAGACAACCTGTTTGAAGAGCGTCAGTCAATGCTTGTCTGGCTGTTCGTCAACGTGTGTTTGGCCGTTTGTACGGCTGTTGTGATGGGGTGGAGGTAAAAACATGAACAGATATGACATTGAAAAGAGGATGGAAAGAAACCGTAGAAAGTTCGCGATTCTTCAAGGCGTTGTGATTGCTTTTATTGTAGCCGTGGCGGTTTCGTCTATCGTATTTTCCATCTTTATGTATAAGGGCTTGTTTTCCGCAGACATCCCCGAATGGATGAAGTGGGCGTTTGTATTTCTTGGGAGGTAAAAATGGAAATTCGTGGAGAGCATGGCAAACAGAGAGTTCGTTTTAATTCGCTCAAGGAAGGAGAACCGTTTTTGAAGACAAGTGAGATTACGTGCAGTCCCATCTTTTGTGGCGGCACTATATATAACTGCGTGTCGCTCCGTAACGGCAGGATTATGAGTTGCTCCGATGACGTGATGGTCGGCATTGCAAGGGTTCATATCGAAAAGGAGTACTGATGGACAACGAACTTTACTGCCCGATGAAGATGACCAGCAATCCGCTTGGTCGGTGCGTCTGCGAAAAAGAAAAGTGCGCTTGGTGGCGACAACTGGACGGTTGCTGTTCCGTCTGGTGGATTGCACGGAAGCTGGACAGCATCGAAACAAAGATGAAGAGGTGAGAACATGGAAGAACGTGCAGAGTTAAAACACGGATATTGGAAACTTTCACCAGATGCTTATTATATGGACACGATGTCAGAAGAACGAGAATTAAAAGCCTATGTGACGGCGAAATGCTCGTTGTGTGGAGAACATCATCCGAATAATTATACAGTGTGGTCGAAAACTTTATACGCGCAGGATGGTGAAGAATACACATACGAATGGAATATAAAAGAAGAAAAAGAAAAAATTCTGAAAGAAGTGATAGAAAATCACCGTAATTATGCGAACTATTGCCCGAACTGCGGTGCAAGAATGGATTTGAAACAAAAATAAAGAGGTGATAACTCTTGGCAACACCCACGAAGCGTGGTCGTGGCAGACCGCCGCTGACCGAAGCTGAAAAGAAAAAGCGTGAGAAGCGGGCGCAAAAGGCGAAAGAAGAAGCCGCTGCAAAGCGTGAGAAAGAGCGAGAGAAGAAGAAACAACAGATGCTTAACAAGCGGAAATCTATCCGCTCACAGGTGAGTAAAAAGGTGAAAGAACAACAGGAATTGGCTATCGAGAAGTCGAAGATGATGAATACAGGTGATTTGCAGTCGAGAATCGGTGACGAAGAGGACAAGAAGGTCATCGGAATGATTGCAGCCAAGTATTTTGGCGACCTTCCGAGCGTGGATATGAACAACCCGATTGAAGTGCAGCAACGCCTTGACTTCTTTTTTGACGCTTGCATCGAAGCCAGAATCTCCCCTGTGGTCGAATGGATTGCACTGGTGCTGGGCATTGAATGGGTGAGCCTGAAGCAGATTATGGCAGGCAAACGCCGTGACGACAGCTTACAGCAGAAGTACATCTTGAAGCTGATTCTGCAAATGCAGTCCATGTGGGCGTACAACGGTATGTATGGTCAGGAGAACCCGGCAGAGTGGATTTTCCGAGCCAAGAACTATTTTGGTATGCGCGACAACGTGGAAGTCACCGTTGCACCGCCTGAACAGCCGTTGGGCGATGCCCAAAGCGCAGAACAGCTCGCCCAGAAGTACCAGACGGCTTTGCCAAAAGGGATTGACGTGGAGTACAAAGAGGTGGCAGAAGAGGTGGTCAAGGATGAATAACGGCGATTTTATTCGCTCCATGACGGACGAGGGTGAAAAGATTGATTCTTCCGCTAACATAATTTGCCCTCAAAAAAATTGCCCGTGGTGGAATAAATATGGATGCCAATATCGCCATTTCTGGGGAAAACATCCAACTTTTCGGTTCAATCGTTGCCAAGCGTATCTTTTTGATGGATGGAGAGGATTGAAAACTGACAAAGAAATCCTATTTAAGGATGTTGGGGAGGAAAAATAAAAATGAAATCAGTTTTATTAAGCATAAACCCAAGTTGGTGCAATCTTATTTTTCTCGGCATAAAAACTCTTGAAATACGGAAAACGAAGCCAAATATGGGCGATGAACCTTTCAAATGTTATGTTTATTGCACAAAAACCAAAACCGGATGGTTCAAAGAGTGCGATGGGTACTTAGAACAACTGGACGGAAAAGTTATAGGAGAGTTCACTTGCAATCATCTGTACGAAATCACGCCAGAATCGGATTGTTTGCCAGAAGGATTTGAAGAGATGTCCGGTCTTAGAAAAAAAGAAATTTTGGATTATGTCGGAAAGAAAGGCTGGGCATGGAGCATTTCCAATGTGAAATTGTACGAACATCCAAAATTTTTGTTTGAGTTTACTCATTATTGCATTCTCATGGGGAATAGAGGAGTTTGCAATTTTAATAAAGTAAGATGTAATTATCAAGTAGAAGAATGGGGCGAAACGAATAGACGTTTTTGCAATAAGTGCTTAAAGCGCCCGCCCCAAAGCTGGTGTTATGTGGAAGGATGATAATATGCAAACTGACAGAGGAATCTACCACAAGCGAGTATGTGACCGCTGCGGAGCGGTTCTGGGCGGCAGGATGATGAACCCTGACGAATACTTCAAGGACTGGGCGTGGCGCAGGGACACAGGAGATCTGTGCCCGGAGTGCTATGCAGAGTATAAGCGAGTGATCGGACGGTTCAACAGAGAAAAGAGAGGGCAAAGATAATGGATATTTACTGCACCACCGAACATTGCTCTTGCATGGGCATCAAGCAGTTCTCTGCTGGAAAGGCTATCCGATGCACAGCAGAATCCTGCGAGAACAAATCTGAGCCATCCTGCGGCTCTTGCAAATGGTACGCAGAGCCGGAGGGCGTGTGTGTGAACGACCAGTCAGAACACGTTGCAGACTTCGTGTGGGACGAACGCGGATGCAAGGAATGGGAGAAGAAAGATGAGCTATGATATTTCACTGTGCGACCCTGTAACGCATGAAACGCTTGAAGTGGATGATACGCACTTTGTTGCTGGCGGTACTCGTTCTATTGGAGGAACAAAGGAACTGTGGCTTAATATCACCTATAATTATGGAAAGCACTTTCGTCGTGATGATGTGTTTGGTAGCAATGGCATCCGATCCATCTATGGCAAAACAGGCGCAGAGAGCATCCCGATGCTTGAAAAGGCTATTTCTGCACTAGGTGACGATGTGGACGACAACGACTACTGGCACGCCACAGAAGGCAACGCAAAACGTGCCTTGTACGGTCTACTGGCGTTTGCAAAAATGCGTCCTGACGGCGTGTGGGATGGAGATTGAAGGGAGAAAAGACAATGTCTAATTATCCAGAATACCTTGAACGAAACGCACTTATTGAGAGAATCAAGAAAGCATATTGCGATGGCTGCGAGAACTACAATAGAGTTAAATGCCGTGCTTGCGGTATTGGCGATGCCATTGACGTTGTGGAAGATGCCCCGACACCCTTAGAGCGTACCGCTGAATGGATTGTGCAGGACGATACGTTCACAAGATTCGAGTGTAGCAGATGCCACACAAAAAATCATCACACACGTTGGGACTATTGCCCCTCTTGTGGAGCGAAAATGGAGAACGCACATGGCTAACACACTTTGGCATCCAGCAAGCGAACAGCCACGAGAGCGAACGCAGCCTTTGTTGCTTGCAACCAAGACAACCTGGCATGATAAAGATGGAAAAATGTTGCAAGAATTCTCACCAACAGCGTACTTTCTTGGCTGTTACGCAGACGGTCAGTTCTGGGATGAGATAGGCGAAAGACTACCGAAAAATGTGACGGTGACGCATTGGATGGCGTTTCCGATGGTGTAGGAGGACAATATGAGTGAAAGCGAAGTGATTTGGCACTCCATTGAAAAAGAAGGGCTTCCACCTAACGATTGCAATGCGGTGCTTGTTTCAATTCAAACCCTTAAAACCCTTATTGGAGACAAACCAGAAGTATTTGAGGCGGTTTGGAAGGGTCGATGCTGGGCTGATACCTACGAAGGCTACTACAATTTCGAGAAAAGCGAGTTTGGAGAAAAGTACGCACAAGTGACGCACTGGGGCAAATATGCCAGAACCACCTACGGAGGACTAAATATGGATGGATTTGAAGTGTTAACAGAAGCGATGAACCAATGTGCTGCATCAGCTGAACATTTTGCAAATGTTGTCAGACAGTCCGAAACGCGGTGTGGTTACATCAAGCAGAAACACAATCGGCCTGTATACCGTAAAGGCGCAAAGCTACATGAATGTTGCAAACGAATTATGAGAACGAGAGAGGGGTTTAGAAAATGACAGAACTTAAGAGATGTCCGTTTTGCGGTGGGAAAGCCGTGTTTTCCATAAAGAAGGATTTTTCAAGAAGCCTTATAAAAGGATACGAATTTAACATCCGATGCAATAAATGTGGTTTCACAAATCCCAATAGAGAGTATCGAATCGAGTTTAGAATGAACGATAGTGGAGAGATTGAAATTATCCACGATGGACGCAAAGACGCTATCGAAGCATGGAACAGCCGTTACAAAGAGGACTGAGTATGGAGCAGGAACACAAGCCGAGAACATCAATGATTCTTCTGCTGGAACACGTCCATGCAATGGACGAGCTGACAGACGAGGAATTTGGAACATTCATCCGCAACTACGCACAGTATGTTGAGACTGGGCTTGAGTCAGCATACGACAACGACCGTGCTATGCGGATGCTCTGGAAAGTCGTTAAGGCGTTCGATGATATGAATGCACAGAAAAGGCAGAACCGAATCGAGAAAAACAGACGGAGCGCAAATAAACGTTGGAACGATGAAAAATGCAAGTGCATACAAACGCATGCCAATGATGCAAACGCATACACTGGTATGCAAAATATGCAAATGAATGCAAACGATGCCTTATCTGATTCTGTATCTGAATCTGATAAAAAAGAAAAATGTGAAAAGAAAAATACCAACGGAGTAAAACGCTTCAAAGCACCGACTATTGAGCAAGCAAGAGAATACTTTTCCGAGAAGGGCTACATGGAATCAGAAGCAGAGCGGTTTGTTGACCACTTCACAGCAAATGGCTGGAAGGTCGGCAAATCGCCTATGAAGGACTGGAAAGCTGCTGCACGGAACTGGATGCGTAACGTGAAGGACTGGAACGGTGGTTATCAGCAGACAATGGCTGAATTGCCTGACGAGGGAGACTTTCTGCGGTGAATATTGAAAATCAGACCCAATACATCCTGTTGGGGGCAGTTCTCACGTTTTCTGAGTACGCCGATGTGCTGCAAGACCTTAAAATCGACGATTTCTGCCCTGAACTGCATGATACATTCGCTGCCATTCGTGGCTATTGGGAACACAACGACAAGTGGAACCCAGTAGAAGTCATGGGACGGTACGATAACTGCAAGAAAGCAATGGGTGAATGCCTGGATGCCTTTGGCGCAGAGTTCATCCGCAACGTCACTCATGACATGATGCTTGGATGGGCTAGAATCGTCAAGGAACAAGCAGCATTGTCCAGAGCCAGAGAGATTGCGTTCAAAATCGTTGATGGCTCAACAAGATACGCAGATCTGACGGGCATTTATGAGCAGCTAGGCGAAGCTATCAACCTGCACAACGAGAGAAGCGATTTCATCCCGATGTGCGATGGCATAGACAATTACATCCGCAAGCTGGATGATAAGCCGGAGTATATCAGCACAGGGCTTAGAGTGCTAGATAACAACTTACATCTTGTGCCGGGCAACTTCGTTGTGATCGGAGGTAGACCGTCTGCTGGCAAAACTGCTCTGTCCCTGCAACTTGCCTGTGAAATAGCCAAGAACGGGCGCAAGGTGGCGTATTTCAGCCTAGAGACAGACCCAGACACACTCTACGCTCGTATTATCGCAAACCAGCTAGGCGTACCGCTACACACAGTCAAAAACAAAACCGTCAGCATTGACGAGCTTGACAGGCTGGCAGCCATCAAGAAATATCCGCTGTTCGTCCGTTCTGCTGCTGGTAAGAGCGTTGGGTGGATTAGAACGCAGTCCATCAGGATGCAAGCTAAAGTGGTTTTCATCGACTATTTGCAGCTTATTCATCAAGCCGGAGCGAAAGACCGATACAGCGCCGTCACAGAAATCAGCATGGCACTGCATGAGTTCGCACAGTCCACAGGAACGCTGGTGGTAGCGCTTGCACAGCTCAATCGAGAGACCGCAAGAGCGGGTATCCCACCGACTGCCGCAGACTTGCGAGAATCCGGGCAAATCGAGCAGGACGCAGATGCAATCATCCTGCTGGCACAGAAAGTGAAAACGCAAAAGAGACCAGAAGAGCATTATCACTTTGCGCTTGAGAAGAACAAAGAGGGCAACGTGGGGTCACTAGACATCACGTTCCAGATGGAAACGCAGCAGTTCAAAGAATGCGTGTGGATGTAACGGAAGGAGACAAAATGAGCATTCGACCTATTGATGCTAACGCACTAAAACGATACTTTTCCGATGAGCAGATGAAATATGTTAGTGTGGATGAAACAAATTATACGTTCAATGCATTGATGTTTGATGTATTAGAAAACGTAATGGTTGCTATCGATAATGCGCCGACTATTGAAACGAAAGGCTAGAATCACTTCTGCGCTCATACAGTCACAGCACAATATGCAAGAAAAACAGACAACAGGGTCAGGGCGATAAAGTTATCGTCAGAACCCCATAAATATTTTTCGTCAATCAACAAACGGAGGAAAACGATTATGAACATCACTCGACTGGAACAAGAGACCATCGTCAACTTCAATGCAGCGGAAGATACTGCATCGGTTTATACCGCTGACCCGGTGTATATGCGCAAGCTTGACAAGCTGTGCGAGCGGGAGCCTGTGTCGTACAAGCTGGTCAAGCAGGACAAGGACGGCAAGTGGTATGAGATGCCCAAGCGACTTGTGCGGTTTGCAACCACAAGAATTATGACAGACGAACAGAAAGAAGCGGCTGCGGAGCGTATGCGCAAGATGCAAGCAGATGGTAGAATCTAATCTCCGCTAAAATCTCAAATCAACAAGCGTATCAGAAAGCATGGAATGGTGTCAGGTAGTAAAACTACCCTCTGCGACTATTTCATGCTTTTTCTGCCTGTTATTTATCGAGAGAAAACGGCAAGGTCTGATTTTTGAACAGAAACCGTCTCGATCGAGTGGAGTTTGGGCTGATATGGCTACGACTATCAGCGTGATGCGTTTGAATGCAAATGGATGCACATGATGCGTTTGCATCCAATCTTCCCCCCTTTCTTCCCCCTCTTTCCCCTACAACCCCTATTACCCCCTATAATCCCCCTAACTCCCCCCTCAAACAAATAAATTGTTTGAGGCCCCCACGCCAAAATGGTGCGACAACTGCGACAACTGGAAACAACAACCAAATGTTTTGCAAAGGCTCTTTCTCCCTACAACCCTCTATCTCCAAAGCTATACCGTTAGCCAGCAGAGCAGACCGTAGGCGAGAACTGGCGTTAGGTTCGAGATGGTGGGCGGTCTGTGACTATTCCAGACATGGAGAACTGACTTCAATTCTCAGATGGTCGGATATGTAGAAATGTTGCATTTAATATTCCTAGTAGAATGCTATGTATTGATTGAAATATCATAGAGCATTACTGGGAATTAAATCGAGCAGGAACAGACCGAATCGGATGGTATGAGTTATTATACGAAATAATCCGTGATTATCGGGAGTAACTATATCTGTATACTATAATAAGTACGGTTATTATACGAAACAGATATAACTAGCGGAAGAATAAATTATGCGAAATTGGAACGAGAGGTGATTTTTGGAGTGGTCGGATGACTTAGCGACTATCGCATCTCTCTTTCTCTAAAAGGCGAACGACTATTTCATACAAAAAATACACGACTATTTGACGAAGGTTCGCAAGAAAACGCTACGACTATTACTATACGACTATCAGCGAGCTACTCGTTACTATACAATATATAGTACTTTCAAAAACTGGTCGTCTGACGACTTTACGACTATTCCACGACTATTTTTCGGGAGAAACTACGACTATTCCAGCCGGAACGCTACGACTATTTCTGACCTTTATTAGCTATCGGGCGAAAGCCCGAAAAGAGATACGGCGAGAGCCGTCAATGGTTCCGCGCCGCCCGCCGCACCCCTGCCGCTTGATTGCCCGCCGGGTGGAGGGTGCCAGATCGCAAGCCGCCGGGCTGACCCTGTACAGGTGGAGACGCTGACCACTCAGCAGGTGCGCCGGGTGTGTACTGCTGACATCGTGTCAGCACTTGCCAGCGATCCGCACACGGTAGGAGCTGACCCCGCCGGGCTGGAATTGGTGGAGGAGCTGTGCTTGATGGTATGCCCTCCAGCGTGGCGTATGCGGTATATAGTCGGCTTGTGTGGCTGCTGTATTGTGTGCGCTGGAATGGGTCAAATTAACGGAAACGCCCCTGTAAAGCCCTATGCGCTGTTTTTTGATGTGGGTGGTATAAACTGCATGGACAACACGAAACGCGCTGTAAACGTTTGTATGGGGCTGTATTGCAGCAGGGCAAAATAAAAGCCCTGCACCCTCAGCAGATGCAAGGCAAAAGAAAAGCCCCGCCAGCGTGGGCGGGGTGGAATAGGAAGTTGGTCAGCACTGGCGACGCCAGACGCTATAATTTGCTGCGGCCATGATTGCATAACCGCCGCAAACCTTTACAATAACGCAATCACCGGGGCAGGCCTTGCGTGCATAGTAACGGGTGATATACAGTCCGGTCATAATATCAAAACCCTTATTGCTGCTAGTCATAATATAAGCCCTCCTTATTTAGACGTCTTAAACAAGGCACTGAAAAACCAAAAAACAAACAGGATACAAGATAATATCACTCGTCGCACCCCCTCATACCACGCTGAACCGCTTATAAACAGTCTTTTTGCTGCACTCAGCATAAATATCTGGGTGCGCTGCCTGTAAAAGCTTGCTATCAAGCCGGACACTTTGCACGTCCTTATAAATGGCCTTTGCGGTGCCCTGTACCATTTCCGGTGCGCCGTGCATCATGTTGATAATATCGGCCTTAATTGCATCGTTCATCGCTTCCAGCTCTTCCATGAGCCGCTTGTTTTCGCGGTATGCGTTCACCTTTTCTTCGAATGTGGTCATTTTTTAACCCTCCTTATTAGCTATTGAGAAACGCCAGCATTACCAGCGCGCCGCTAATCATGCCGCCCACGTACCAGAGGGCTGCCCACTGCGAAAAATCAAGTGCGATCATGTGTTACACCTCCGTGTTTTTGCCGTTTGGGTTAATCCAATCGTTTTGGATGTCATAACGCCTGTAATAGCGGTAAAGGTTAATCAATTGCACAAAGTCACCAGCGCTAATATATGCTTCATTATCCGGCGCATCAAGGGAGCAAATAAGGGTTGTTCCGTTGTCCTCCCGCTGTACAAGTTCCAATTTTCTGCCATTGTTTACTTCAAAAACAAGCTTGTTCATACGTTGCACACCTCCCGAACAAATTCCATCTGCAAGCTGTGCAGGTGCGCCGCAAGCTCCTCAGCGTTCAACAAGTCCCGGCGCATTTCCCGCGCCCGCTTTTCGTAGCGGCTGACCGTCTCCCGATCGGGCTTGATGTTACCAAACGGGCGGTAGCCGGTGCAGATTGCAACGCCGGAGGCGATCGGGTAAATATCGGCGTTCCAACCGTATACACCGGCAGTGTAGGCGGCGGGGTCGTCCATGCACAGCATATTCTGCGCATCGCAATAGCTTACTTGGATAATGGTCGGATACTGGGATTTAATATCTCGCATGGTTCTTTTTGTCTTCATGGTTTTGTCCTCCTGTTTTGGTTCAATGTGGTTTGTTCTTGTTTGTGCCTTTATTATACTATCACTAGGGTGGTAAGTCAAGTACTTGATAGCAAATAACTATCACAAGATATACCAAAAGATTTATGTGATAGTTGTGCATATTGCTATCACTAGACCATGCCTGTGATAGAGCTATCACAATACGCATGATAGATGAGTTGCCCGCCATCCAGCACCCGCCCACCGTCCCGATCTGCCCGGCGTGGTATGTCTGGTATAGAGTGCAGACGGGTGCAGCGTGTCCAGCGTCCGGGCGTGTGTGCCGGTGCGTGGCGTGGTCTGCCTTGCATCTGGCACGGCCTGCGCTGCTCCCTGTCGTGCGCAGTCGTTCCGGGTGCGCTGTGGGCTGGGGTCTCCACCGGCGGGGTATATAGGGAGCGCCGGGGGTGGGGTGGTCGACACCTCGCGTAGAAAAAATTCAAAAAAAGGCACTTTCCCTTCCTACCCACCCCCTCTTTTCTGCGCAAAACGCCCTACCCTCTATTGTCAATCTCAAAAATTTCCCGCAAAAACAAAAAGACCCCTACAAAGGTTCTGCGTTCTGTGCTATACTTGCCTTACAAGCCTTGAAAGGGAGGAATCTGCAATGAATCAAAAGAATGATAAGAACAAAGAAAAGAGAGAAAAGAACGAAAAGATTGCTGCTTCAATCTGGGGCATCATTATCGGCGCCGCTCTTTTGGCTTTTGGCGTGTATCTTATGGCACATGGTATTTCAAACGCTATATAAAATTCTGACCAAAGAAAGGAAGAATCAAAAATGAGAAAGAGAATCATTGCGGCAGCTCTGGCAGCGGCCGTACTTTTAATGTCGCCTTTATGTGCGATAGCTGTCGAAAAGCCGGATGAGATTGCATCCCCTGCTCAACTAGAAGAAACTAACGAAGAAGGAACTGTTAAAATTAAGGAATCTCATAGTCACCTTGAAACCAAGTACGAATACGGAAAAACGAGATACTATGTCTACTACGCTGTACTGGTTGAGAATACGTACCCCGATTACGCCGTTGATTTTGTATCTCTAAAGGCCTCTGTTTTCGGTTCTGACGGTTCAGTATTAAAAACCGATGAACAAACCCTCGACTGGATTGCAGAGGGAGACTCTTATTGGTACGCTGGATATGTGTCGTTTGATTCCGAAGGCATTACTCCAACCAGAATGGAATACACTATCACTGCAAATGAGCGGAATTTCCACAAAGCGAGCGCATCCAATCAGGCTATTCGTGCTGGTGAACTTTCCGTCACCAATGTTTCTAAACGCGGCTCTGGGTACGATTTGCGTTACACAGGTCAAATTACAAACAATAGCCAGTTCACGAGCAACTGGATAAAAGTTATCGTCATTTATAAAATGAAAGACACCGAAGGAAACGAAGTCCCTGTGGGTGGCGATTGTACATACATAACCGATGCACTTCCGTCTGGGCAAACAACAACATTTGAACTTTACCCATCGTCCGGGTTTGTTGGATATAGCTCCTACGAAGTCATTGCTTTGCAGGATTGACCCATAACACAAAAAGCCAGCGGCTAGATGTTCTCTAACCACTGGCTTTTCTTATGTGTTATTTACTGTTCGGGATAAATAATCGGTTCGTGTGCTGCTCCGTGCTTTGCCATTTCAAGCATACAATCATTGTAGCCAATGGCATGGCTGCTGGTACAGAATCCTTGTACGCACGATTCCACGGCGAAATAGATTTTCTCACGCTCTTTCTTTTCGTATTCTGTAAGATTGTCCTTTTCCGGCATCAGAATAGATAGAGCGAGACCGAGAGCTTCAGACCACTTCTTCAAGTTCTCCTGATGTTCCTTGTTTTCAGCTTGTAGCCGAAACACTTCCTTCAAATAGTCCATCAGCACGTCTCCATTCTAATCTGCTCGCCAACAGGCAGATAGCCCGCTTCTTTGAGCTTGCTGTAAATGAACTTCTGACCGGCTCTTGTCCAGCGAGTAACTTCTTTCGTCTTTCCGTTCGGCAGCTCGATCGGATGCCCGACAACGTATCCGTTGCCAAGATACTTCTGGTAAGGAATCCACTGCTTGTTCACTGTATGCTGGATGCCAAGCTCTCTAAGAATCTTGTTCAGCTTTCGTGCGCTCATGCCGTAGTTCATGGCAATCTGCGTGGTAGTCAGGCTTTCATCGGAAAGTAGCATCGCCTTTGCGTAATCGGAATCAGGCTTCATCTTGGCGTTTTCCGCTTGCAGAGCCTTTACTTTCTTACGCTCCGTGTCGATAACACTGTTAGCGGCAATCAGAGCGCGGCTCAACAGCATTTCTGTCGATTCCGGTTCCGGGTTGGTCAGCTTCTGCTCCATTTGATTGAAAGCATCAATATACTTGAGTTTCCATTCAAGGGCTTCCTTGCCGGTAAATCCCATAGCAAGGAGAGTAAACCCATCGCGATTCATCAGATACTCAGGTAGCGCTTTGTTTTGGACTGAAAGGTACTCCGATTTGAAGAACATAGAGGACAGTCCAATTTTGGGCTCTCCTCCCATCAGGTTTTCGATGTCGCGAAGAACGTGCTTGTGCTCTTTTCCAAAGTTCTCCGCTACTTCACGGCTGGAAACGACAACCTGTCCGTTTTCGCTGATAAGATTGATAGCATATTTAACCTTTTGTTCCATAAAAACTCCTATGGTTCTTGCGGAACAAGCCAATTCCTGCTATAATAAGGCTGGAACAGCTTGTTCCAGTGGTTTTGATGATACGTTCGCTGCGGTCGGCAAACTTTAGCGAGCGTATCATTTTTCGTTTTCATTGGGCAGCGGATGGTTTTGCAGATACTCTGAAATGGCTCTGCGCATAAACTGACTTCGGTTAAGGTCGCATACGGTGCAGTAGTGATTGATCTCTGCCAGCATTTCCTTGCTGACGTTGGCGTTGCACTGTGCACCATTCGGGTTGTTGTACGTCATACTCGTTCACCTCCTTTCGGCGTAATTATATTATACCACTTTTCCTTGTGAAGTAAATAATTTCAAACGATTTTACGATGTAATTTATAATACATACGAATTGCCGAAATTATGTTACTTTTCTTTGCGCCCCGCTTCGTACCCTGCCTGATAGTTCAGTTCGGACAGCTTACCAAGCGCTTCTGCGTACTCCCTGTCCTCGCTGGTCGGCTCTTTGCCGTGGGCGAGGGTTTTCAAAAATTCTTCGGTTTTCGTAGGAAAGTTCATGTTTTTTACTCCTAACTCTTGCGGAGAGCAGCCCTTTTTGGTATAATAGATTCCGAAAAGGGAGACTGCCCCCTTGGTGGTTGCAGGTTCTCGTTTCGTGATGTGGATAAGCTATCAGCGTAACTTTGGACGGTGGCGCTGGTAGCTTATTTTTTATGCCTTGATATTCTCAACATAGGATGCTACCCACTCGATACCCATGCGGATAACATCAACCTTTGAGATGCCCAATGCCTTTGCGCTGCTCTCCATGCTTGCAATCTGGCTCTCTGTGAGCCGAGTGCTTATCATGTGCAACTTATCACGTTCCGAGGTTTCTGCTCGTCTTGCCAAGCCTATCACCTCGCTTTCGCTGGAACAAGTATAAAGCGTGAAAATATGCTTGTCAAGACCCAAAGTTTTACGGAAATGAAGTTCGGCAGAATTACTCCTTATTATAGAAAATTTTCTACCTGATTGTGATTAACTAAGTAAACATCCTTATACTACTCTAGTATGTATAAATACATACTAGAGTATATTTATATATAATATAAAGCAAACAACTATCACGGTTTGAAACATGACATATTGACAGTTCTATCATCATGTGGTATAATCTTGATAGAAAGAGAGGGAACAAAAATGAAAGTGGGCTATGTTAGAGTTTCAACAGCAGAGCAGAACACGGCGCGTCAGGAAGTTATTATGGAGCAGCTTGGCGTTGAAAAAGTGTTTGTTGACAAAATGAGTGGGAAAAACGCAGACCGCCCCCAGTTGAAAGAAATGCTTGCTTTCGTGCGTGAAGGTGATACTCTTGTAGTAGAGAGTTTTAGCCGGTTGGCTCGTTCCACAACTGATTTGCTTGACATCATTAAAGAACTTGACGAGAAAAAAGTTAATTTTGTGAGCCAAAAAGAAAAATTTGATACTTCTGGCCCCAATGGTAGGTTCATGCTTACAGTCTTTGCGGCAATGGCGCAGCTAGAAAGAGAAAATATGCTCGCTAGGCAGAGAGAGGGCATAGCTGTTGCAAAAGCTGAGGGAAAATATCAAGGACGGCAGTACGTTAAAGTCGATGAAGAAAAATTCCGTCAGCTTTACAACGATTGGCAAAACGGAAAGACCACTCCCACTATTATGATGAATGAGCTTGGCTTGAAGTCTGCTACATTTTGGCGTAGAGTGAGGGAATATCGAAAAAAATACGGCATTACCGATGCGGCCACCACACGCAAGTATGCCAATAAAGAAGAAAAATAAAAAGCAGCGACCCACCACAGGTCGCTGCTACAAACAAGAACCACCAATCCCTCAACAGGATGATAGTACATGAGTATTATACCATTTCTGTTGAGGTATGGCAATATAAAATCAGCAGAAAGGTAGAATTTATGAATTATCAAAACATTGATTATTTTAGCCTTGCTTCAATGGTAACTGACTGGATGCGTTATGCTGGGCCAAATGCGAGAAAGGACTTTATGGATTTGGTTCGCAGTACAGATTATAACCGAAGAGCGGCTATTGAAAATGATTTGGGCGATGGATATGTTCTTGATTTTGCGGTAGATCATTCTGACATTATGAATGAGGTCGGTCAATTCTTGGTATATCTTTTTATTGATAACAATGGAGAGATATATTATGTTGGAATGGGAAACGAACAACGTATAATGGACAAGAAAAGCAGAAATAATGATTTTCTTAAGCATTAGATCGGAAGAGCACACGTCTGAACTCCAGTCACCGTACGTAATCTCGTATGCCGTCTTCTGCTTGAAAAAAAAAAAAAAAAAAGATAGAAATCGAAC